TTATGCCAGCGCCTCCAGCAGGCGGCGGAACATCGGCGAAGGCTCGTGACCGAGCGCCTTCGTCAGCGCTTCGATCTCGCGCGCGAGTACGACGTGCGGATCGGGAAGCGGATTCCACGCATCCGGCTCGGCCGTGTCTGTCGCTTCCATTGCTTCGCGCATGGCCGCCTCACTGACCTGTTGCCCGATCGCCTCGGACGCGGCGCGAGCGAGCACGTCGAGGCCCGAGACGCTGGCGGCATTGGCCTGCTTCAGCCATTCGCATAGCCGGTAGAACTCGATTGGCGTGAGCTGCTGGGCCGCCGTCGAGGCGGGCGTTTCGGCTTTCTGGTCGGCAGGTTTCACGATGCTCCTTTTCTGTTTGACGGTGACGACCGGCGCGGGAATGTCCACGGCCGGCGGGATTGGCGTGTTCTCGCGCGCGAAGCGGCGAATCTTGCTCTGCTCGTTCAGGTCGCCACGGACGTCGCCCGGCCTGAGCGAGATCGCAAAGGCCCGCTCGACGCCGTTCGGCGCGCGCACGTCGACGCACACGCGGCCGTCCTTGCTGTAGTGCCGCACGACCTCCAGCTCGGCGTCCTTGACCATCTCTACGAGATTACGGATGCGGGATCGGCTCATACGGCCTTCCCTCGCCGCGGGCAGCGCGGCTCATCGGCGTCGGGCAGACGGTAGAGAAAGGTCGTTTCGCCGACGCCGGGCTTCGCATAGAACGCGCAGCCGTCGCGATCGAACAGCACGCGGTTGTCCGGCATGTCGTCGCGGCACGCGGCGATCGCCAGCACGGCGAGGATCAGGGCGGCAATCTTCATGCGTGGCCATCCCCTGTTTCGAGCGGGCCCGTGTCGCGCCACGCATACGGCGCGCACGGCGCGAGCGCGGCCGGCGCGGCCGTGTTGCCGAACGCCGTGCGGTGCCAGTTCGCGAGCGCGGCGGCCGTGGTGATGACGTGGTGCTCGCCTTTCTCCCGGTCATTGCTCAGGATCGCGAGCAGCGCCTTGTGGGCCAGATAGCCGACGAGCCGATACCAGTCGCCCGGCACCTTGCCGGCGTCATGGTGGCCCCAGCGCTGCCGCTGGTGCTCGGCCTCGGTGCTGACCGCGCGCAGGAAGTCGCCGGATTGCGGCGCGTTGATGATCGCGTTCAAGCGGGCGAGCTCGGCCTGCATCTTCTCGCCCCACGACTCCTCTGTCTCGCCCTCATAGCCCACGAGCAGGTAGGCGTCGTGCGCCGAGCGCTCGTCAAACACCTTCGGCATCCAGTAGGCGAGTGCCTTCTGGAGCGCCTGTTTCACTGCCTGGAGTTCGCCGATCTCGTGCTCAAGCCGGCGCCGCACGCCCTCCCCGTTCTTCGGCAGGTCGACCGTGCGCCACTCGTCGGTGCCGTTCAGCGCGCCGAGCGCCCGCAGCTCGATCCAGCGATTCCGGCGCGACTGCCCCCGGCTGCCGCGCGCGACGCGCGCAACGTGGTCGAGCGCGTTGCGCAGCACCTTGAAGCGCGGCGCGATCCGGTCGTCGAGCCAGCGCTGAACTTCGCCTCCGCTCCACATCTTTCGGAGCTCGACCGGGAAGCGCGGCAGATCGGCGCCGAGCGGCCCCTGCTGCCCCTTCTCGCGCCGGACCTGCGCAACGATGTCGCAGAGCGACGCCTGCTTTGCCGCGCCCTCCTCGCCGTTCAGCAGGACGTCGAGCTCGCGCACGAGCCGGCGGTGTTCGGCCAGCACTTCCTCGTAGTCGGCCGCCGTGGCGCTCGGCGCTGCTTCGTGCGCAGGAGATGCGGCTGCCGGTGGCGGCGGCAGCGTCAGGACCGTGCCGACCGGGAAATACTCGTGCGGCAGCATGCGCGCGAATTCCGGATTGCACGCCAGGATGTGTCGCCACTCCATTTCGTGGCCGCACTGGCGCAGGGCGATGCCCATGACGGACTCGCCCGGCTTCGTGGTGTAGGTACCCGCCTTATCTTGGCCGGCAGTGCCGGTCGGTAATGTGCTCACTCCTTTCTCCTAGCGCTCGCGCGCGTTGATCGAGATAGGATTATAGAGCAATTTCAGCGGATTAGGTTGATATGGTGATGTGTGGTGCTAAAGCATCACCAAACAGCGCGGATGCAGTTGCTACGATTCTGCTACGAGCGCGCGGCAGGTGCACCTAACGCGCTGCAATCTCGACCAAATCCCGCCGGTCGGTCCAGTCCATCATGGGCGCGCAGCAAAACCGCCAAGGATTGTAAGTAACTGATTTCACTTCGCTATTTGTCATTCTGGCCCGGTCAGATAAACGAAACTCGGTTACTTTTCCCCACCATTTCCACCCGTTTGCTACCGTTTTTCTGGCGCCCTTGCTACAGGATTTGCTACGGACGCTTGTAGCAAGCGCGTTGCAGCGTTCTGTAGCAAATGGGGAGTGCTGTGGGCACCATCACTAAGCGTCCGCGCAAGGACGGATTCGCATACACCGCTCAGATACGCCTGATGCGGGACGGAAAACAGGTCCACACGGAGGCCAAGACGTTCGACCGCAAAGCCGCCGCGGAAGCGTGGATGAAGCGGCGCGAGACGGAACTGAGCGAACCCGGCGCGCTGGCGTCGGCGATCAATCCAGAGCCACTACTGCGCGATCTCATCGACCGCTACCTCAAGGAGCTGGAGGAAGTGAAGCCGGTCGGCCGCACGAAGAAATCGACGCTGAAGGCGATCGGCAAGCGAGGCATCGGCGGCCTGAAGGCGTCCGAGCTCGACAGTCAGTCGATCATCAACTTCGCGCGCGAGCGCATCTCCGAGGACGGCGTGTCGCCAGCAACCGTCATGAACGACCTCGTGCTGCTGTCCGGCGTGTTCGACGTCGCGAACCCGGCATGGGGCATCAAGCTCAACCCGCAGGAGATGGAGGACGCCAAAGCCGTCTGCCGGAAGATGGGGCTCATCGAAAAGGCCGAGGAGCGCACGCGCGTGCCGACGATGGACGAGCTCGAGAAGCTGATGGTCTACTTCCACGACATGGCGCGCCGGCGGAAGTGGGCGACGCCGATGGTCAAGATCATCGCCTTCGCGATCTTCTCGACGCGGCGCCAGGAGGAGATCACGGCGATCCGCTGGGAGGACCTGACCGAGGGGGAGAGCACGCAGCTCGTGCGCGACGTGAAGCACCCGCGCAAGAAGATCGGCAACAATCAGGAATCGCGCCTCACACCGGAAGCGCTGGCGATCATCCGCTCGATGCCGCGCGACGGCGACCGCATCTTCCCCTACACGACGGACGCGATCAGCGCGCAGTTCACGCGCGCATGCGACTGGCTCGAGATCGAGGACTTGCGCTTCCACGACCTGCGCCGGGCCGGCGTGACGCGCCTATTCGAGATGGGCTGGAACATTCCCGACGTTGCGAAGGTCAGCCTGCACCGCGACTGGAACATGCTGCGCCGATACACGAACCTGAAGGGCAAGGGCGATCGGTACGCGGGGTGGAAGTGGACGCAGATCGCGATCGATCAGCCGGTGCACCCGCCGCGGCCGAAGAAGAAGGGCGAAGCCGTCAGCGCGACCGTAGCTGTTGCAGCTCCCTCGCCGCATCCTCGCGCCGCGCGTCGAGATACGCGGCAAGGTCGGCAAGGTGGACGCCCTTCGCGCACTTCTGCGAACGCTCCATCCGCACGATCGGCAAGGTGATGTCGCCGTCGAGCACCTTGCGTTGCAGCTTCTCAGGGGACAGGTGCGCGAAGTAGTCGCGGCAGACGAGATCGAGGGGGATGACGGCGCGGCCGTCGTATTGAGCCATCAGAAGGAAAGCGGTGTTCATGGGCGGGCCCGGTTCGATTCTGCCGATACGGTTGGATAATCGAACCGCCCCGTCCCTTCAACCCCGAATCTGGGGGTTATGCAGTGGCTTTATTCCGCCGCCTCCAGTGGCATCTGCTCGGTGGGCAGGCCCGCAGCAGCGGCGCGCGCGCCGGCGGCTGGCCTCGTGGCGGCAACCGGCTCGGCAGTGCGCGACTTGCTGACGATGCTCTGCATGCGCGACGGGCGGCGCTGATCCTGCTCGGCGCGCTGGTCAGTGACGGCAGGCGTGGCCGGCGTGGCGGGCGCGGCAGGCGCGGCAGGCGCGGTCGCCGCTTCCTGCGTGATCGCCGACGCGTCGACGCCGCGCTGGTTGAACGCATCGAAGCCGGATGCCTCGTTGTCGTGGTCGATCACGCGGTCGAGGCGGTCAGAGCTGGCCGGCAGGAGCTTCGCACCGCGCTTGATGACGCCCTTGATCGCCATCTGGTCGTACCACTTCGTCCACGGGCTGTTGGCGCCTTCCGCGTTCTTGGATGCGAGGCGGGTCTTTTCGATGTCCCGGCGCGGCATGACCTCGCGGCGAACCTCGCCGTTCGAGAGCTTCACGATCATGTAGGCCGCGACGACCGGGCCGGGATCGTCGTCACCCAGATATGGCTCGTGCTCGATGCGCGGATCGTCACCACGCACGAACCTGAAATGATCCTTCGCGTACACCGCGGCGGCATCGATGTTCGCGACCTCGCCCGAGTTGCGCATCACCTTGAGGATGCCGCGCACCATCGGGAGGTACTGCACCATCGGCACCCACTCCTCGATCAGGCGGTTGTTGCCGTCGCGCACCTTGACCTTGGTGTTGTAGATGTTCAGCACGGCCTCGCGGCCGTCCGGAAACAGCCCGTCTTGCGCCGCTCGCATGCACGCGTTCATGAGCGACTGGCGGTTCGCGTAAAGCAGATCGGGGTTCATCTGCACGCTGGTCAGCACCGTGCGGATGAAGCGATCGACGTCGATGTCGGGCGGGAGCGCCTTCTCGATCTCCACGCGGATGCCGCGGTTCAGCTTCTCGCGGAATTCAATGTAGGGGGTCGGCTTTTGCTCGGCCGGCTGCTGCTCGTTGCTCATCTGCTCGCTCATTTCTCTCTCGGGAAGTGGTGTGGTGCGGCACGATACCGCACCACGGGGTTACGTCAGGCGGCGGCCTTCTTCTCCGTGATCCGCACGTTGCGGAACGGCGGCACCGTCGCCTCGATGTGCGCGGCCGGGATTTTGCTGATCGAGATCGTCACACGCTCCTGCGCCTCGCGATCGTAGGCCCGGAACGATTCCTTGTTCGTGCCCGCCGAGATGTTGAAGCCCGCCGCGCGCACGGTCTTTGCCGCCTCGATGATGGTCAGCAGCTCGGCCTTCGCCGCCTTCTTGCGCTCGCCGGCCGCCTTCTCGTCGGCGCCCGCCGCCTTGTAGTCGCGGCAGAGCTCGAACACGCGCGGATTGTCGGTCATGTCGATCGAGCTGCCGTCGTTTTCGAGGTAGAGCTTGCTGATCGTGTCCGCGTCCTTGGTGTAGTTCGGCTCCGGCGACACGCCGGCGTCGACGCGGGCCCAGAAGTTCGCAACGCGCTCGACGATCAGCGCGCCGACCTCGCCGTCGCGCTCGCGGATCACGGGCTTCGGCGTGTTGCCGCCGACGAGCGGCGCGATCAGGCTCCATTCCAGATCAGCGACCTCGAGCTGGTGCTGCACCTGGAATTCGATGTGCGGCGGCGCTTCGATCACGTCGCCGTCCTCGATCCACGAGCGGCGGAACTGGAGGCCGTCGACGTTCTTCACTTCCATGATGCCGGGCCCGTGGCGCTCGAACATATCGCGCGCCTCGTTGTGCTCATGGCCGGGCACGATGCCGATGATCTTGAAGTCGAACGACGAGCCCATGCGCAGCGACGGGATACGCATGTAGACCTTGAACGGCTCGACGATCAGGCCGTAGTCCTCGGCGATGCCGGCCGCGATCGCGTTTTCGAGCCGCGTGCCCCACTTCATCCGCTCGTTCTCCTCGAATTCCTTGGAGAGGCGCCCGGTCTTGATCTGGTGCAGTTCGAACTCGGTGAAGTACGGCGACGCTTCAAACAGGGCGGCGGCCTCGGTCGACGTCAGGTCTTTCGCCCGCATCGCGAGCCATTCGCGCTCGCTCTTGAAGGTCAGGGTTTCGCGGATCATCTGCATGGTAGCTCCGTATGGTGTCGTATGGTGCGGTATGGTGCTATATCACGCACCGCAAATAGCCGCACAATCGCGGCCGGATTGCATTGTAAGATCGGCGGTTAGATTTTACAACCAGAAAATCGGGCTTAGAAGCGGCACACCAACAATGGCGTTGACCATTCGAGCGGCGCGTTCTCGCGCTGGAACGGGCCGGACAGGTTGTAAGTGCCCTCGCGGTACCCGCGCTTCACGGTCGCGACGACGGCCGGCCCGTCGCTGATCTTGCAGAGGGAGAAACGCCCGTAGGAATCCGGCGACACAGTGTCGCTCTGCTGGCAGAACGCGACCCACCCGTCCATCCACGACAGCGCCGACTCGTTCGTTCGGAACTGGATCGCGACGCTCGAATCGGGCAGGTTCGGCGGCGCGTCAGCACGCTCGAGCGTTTCCTTGCCGTGCATGGTCACGCAGCCGTCTTTCCCGACAAAGCCGACGACGTTCACGCGCTTACCGGAGGTCGGTCGTATATCGACACCGGCGGCGACGGCGATCTCGGCGAGCGGCACGCCGAAGAGCTGTGAGAGCTGCGCCGCCTCGTCGAGCTGCATCTTGCGCTGCCCGCTCAACGTCAAACTGAGCTGGGAGTGCTGCATGTCCATCTTCTGCGCCAGCCCGCGCATGGAGAGCTTCCTGCTCTCCATCAAATTGAGGAAATATTGTTTCTTTACCTTCGCCATTCCTGAAACTTCCCTGTGACTGGTCTGCATTAAGCAACATTCTAGGGTTTTTGCAAACGCCATCAGTTGACATTCTGGTTCGATAGTCGCACCATGTCGCCTATCAACCATCAAATCAGCCCGGACATGGACATCAAGACTGAGAAAGACATCACGCCCGAAGTGGCGAAGCAGCTCCGCGTTGGGTCAGGACTGACGCAGCGCGCTTTCTGGTGCAGCGTCGGAAGCAATCAGGCGTCGGGGCACTGGTTCGAGGTAGGCAAGCGCAAGAGCATCCCGCGCCCGATCCGCACTTTGATCTTCCTGCGCTATGTGGCAAACATCGACCTGGACGTGAGCACGATCGGCGGCGCAATGTCGATGATCCGTATCGGTCGCGAAATCTCGGCGCGGCTCGAAGCGGAGCGCGCAGCAGCAGCAGCCACGGAAGCGCAGCGTATCGCGGACGAGGCGGCCCGCAAGGCGAAGAAGTTCGCCGCCTGACGAACATGGAGGCGTGGCAGAGTGGTCTAATGCAGCGGATTTGAAATCCGTCATACGTGTGAGCGTATCGTGAGTTCGAATCTCACCGCCTCCGCCAGTTTTTTTACCCCCGTCGCGACCCCCGCGGCGGGGTTTTTTGATGCAGTACCACGTTCAAGGAGAGAGCATCATGGCAGGTCCGAAGCCGTTCAATGACACGCTCGTCCAACTTCGCTACGGCGAACTGCACGACGAGCTGACCGACGCGATCAACGAAGTCGTCACGAAGGTCGCGAGCACCCAGAAGGCCGGCAAGATCACGCTGACCCTCGCATTCAAGTCCGGCAAGGGCGGACAGATCGAGATCGCCGACGAGCTGAAAGTCGTGCTCCCGAAGGAAGAAAAGGGCTCGACGATCATGTTCGCGACGCCGGAAGGCAACCTCACGCGTCAAGACCCGCGCCAGCAGACGTTCGAAGGCATCCGTTCCGTGGATCAGGAATTGCAGGCGCGCAAGGATGCCGAAGCACCGGCCGCACTCCAGGTTCGCGCGGCAGCCGGCGGCGCGTAAGCAGCCCGAGCACCACCAACGCAGCACCTTTCAACCATGACCTACACGTACACCGAAACTATGGAAAAGACCGACATCCAAGCCGCGCTCGACGCTGGCACCGCCCTCGCCGATCTCCGCGACGTCAACGGCACGCCCGTTGCGATCGTGCCGGACGGCTACCGCGCGCACGAGCTCGATCACCTTCTCGATCGGCCGACGCGCCACTCGGGCACCGCGACGCTCCTGGACGCGGCGAGCTTCATCGCCTACGTGAACGACCTGAAAACCGGCGCCGACCGAGCGACGCGCCTGTATTACCGCATCGAGCCGAAGCCGCAGTTCGTCGCAGTGCTCAACGACAACACGGGCGACACGCCGGCATGGGGTGACTTCCGCGCTGAGTACAACGCGCCGCTGTCGAAGGAATGGCTCACCTGGACGGGCCAAGACCAGAAGCACATGACGCAGGAAGAATTCGCGCTGTTCATCGAGCGCAACCTGCCCGACGTCAACGTGCCGCCGGCCGCCGACATGCTGGAGATCGCCTCGACGCTTCAGGCGAAGAAGGGTGTCGAGTTCGCGAGCGGCACGCGCCTCGCGAATGGCGAGCTGCAATTCAAGTTCGAGGAGACGATCGCGGCGAGCGCGGGCCAGAAGGGGCAATTCAGCGTGCCCGAGCGCATCGAGATCGTGATCCCGGTTTTCGACGGCTCGACGGTCGGCGATCGCCTCGTCGCGAAGTTCCGCTACCGCCTCAACGGCCCGAAGCTGACGATGTGGTACGAGCTCGACCGCCCGCACAAGGTTCTCGAAGTCGCCGTCGCGGACCTGCACAAGCAGATCGCCGAAGGCACGGGCCTGCACGCGTTCAAGGGCGTGCCGCCGAAGGGCGAGTAAGCAAAACCCGCGCGCGGCTCGGCCGCGCATAAATCGGCCGCACGATCGGGCGGACGCCGGAACCCGTAACCGGCACCTTCACACATGCGTCTGGATATAGCGCGGCGGCATCCGCCTAATCAGCCCATGCCGGGGCACCCTCGCGGAGAGGGCCGGACGCAGTTGTGAGGGTACAGGGCCAGCGAAAGCAGCCGCCGCCGCCCGGCAATAGGCGACACCCTCACCCTGACCAGCGGCAGCGGAGGCCGCTGGGTCCGGCTACGCGGATCACCAGCAGACGGAAAGCTGGGCCGGTGGGCACGAAGGCGCGAACCTCGCGGGCCGTGCGACGGGAAAGCGTAGCAGCCGTTGAATGAGAGGGAGGCGAAAGCCGCGACTGGCACCCGCAAGGTGCCGCATTGTGCCGCACCATCCCGCCCGGTATGGTGCGATTTTCGAACCGGAAACGAAGTGCGCCCGGTTCGGCAACCTCAAAGGAGCCCAGCATGGCATCCGTCAACAAAGTCATCCTCGTCGGCAATCTCGGCGCCGACCCGGAAACCCGCTACCTCCCGAGCGGCGACGCAATCTCCAATATCCGTCTCGCGACGACCGATCGCTACAAGGACAAGGCGAGCGGCGAGTTCAAGGAAGTGACCGAGTGGCACCGCGTCGCTTTCTTCGGCCGCCTCGCCGAGATCGTCGACGAGCACCTTCGCAAGGGCGCATCGGTCTACATCGAGGGGCGCATCAAGACGCGGAAGTGGCAGGATCAATCCGGCCAGGATCGCTACACGACCGAGATCGTCGCCGACAGGATGCAGATGCTCGGAAAGCCGAGCGGAAGCCGCGACGACGGCGGCGGCGAGCGGCAGCAGCGCGCACCCCAGCAGCAGCAACAGCAGCGCGGCCAGCGCAACGGCTACGCCGACGCGACCGGCCGCGGGCAGCCGCAGCGTGACGCGCAGCAGCGCCCGCCCGCTGGCGGCGGATTCGACGAAATGGACGACGACATCCCCTTTTGAGGTAGACCATGCCTGACGAAATCGACATCGCAAACGAGCACGCCGAGCGCATCCTGAACGCGCAGATCGCGGCGGCGCGCACGAAACCCGCTCTCCCGGAAAATCTCACCCATTGCCTGAACGGTTGCGGCGATCCGCCGGCGCCGGGCTCGCGCTACTGCTGCTTCGAGTGCGCGCGCGATCACGAGGACCGCATGCGCGTCCGCCAGCGGCAGGTGGCGCGATGAGCGAGATCACCCCCACCTTTCACGGCGAGATGCAGCTCGCCGGCTGGTCGGAGACGCACACCGGCGGCTGCAAAGTCACGTTCTGGCTGCCGGACCCTTCCGACCTCGAAGCGTTCCGCACGCTGACCGTCCGCAAGGGCAATCAGGCGGGACACCGCTTCATGGTCGCGATGGTCGAGATCGGCGACGACGAGCAGCCCGTGCAGCAGCCGGCCGGGCCCGCGCCCGCGCCGGAGCGGCCGAAGGGCGGCGCGCTCGCGCGGCTCGCCGGCATGTGGTGCAACGACGAGGAGTTCTGGACGTGGGTTCGGTCGCTCGGCCAGCACTGCGAAAGCGCGGACGACGCAGCGCGGTTCGTGCGCCACACGTGCGGCGGTATCGAAAGCCGTGCCGAGCTCGACAGCAACGCGGTCGCGGAAGGGCTGTTTCAGGAGCGCATCCGCAGCCCGTTCATGCTCTGGCGCCGCCGGGAGGCGCGGTGAAGCGATCGCCCCTCCTCCGCAAGACGCCGCTCGCGCGCGGCACGTCGACGCTGAAGCGCGCGCCGATCGCGCGCAACGCTGCGCCGAAGCCGCGCCGCGCCGGGCCGCCGAAGGTGCGCGACACGCCGCGCCCGCGCGTGGTGCCGTCGTCGCTCGGCCTGATCCACATGGGGCGCGTGGCCGAGCTCGGCTGCATCGTCTGCCTCAACCTTCGGCACGGCCGCTCGCCGGCCGAAGTGCATCACGCGCGCTGCTTCGCCGGCGGCGGCCAGAAGTCGACCGACTTCCACACGATTCCGCTCTGCCCGCTTCATCATCGGCTCGGCGGCGCCGGCGTCGCGCTGCACGCGGGACGGCAGAGCTTCGCGCGCAACTTCGGCACCGAGCCGGAGCTGCTGTTGCAGGTGTTGCGCATGCTCGGCTTCGCCATATTCCCCGAACAACTGGCGCGGCCCGACCTGGGCGCGCTCCTCTACCCTCACAAGGTGGCCGCATGAAAATCGAGATGGGAAAAATCCCGATCCGCATCGAGCTCGACGGCCCCGCTGTCGGCGATGTGTATCGCGCGAAGGGCGGCCGCGGCACGACGAAGTTCTTCGTGATCGCATCGATCGTCGGCAACATGGCGCACGCGCTGGGGATCGACGGCGACGGCGTGATCGTGAGCACGACCAGCTACGGCGTGGATACGTTCGCCCGGCGCAATCTGGTCGGCCGCGTCGCCGGCATGGCTGATCTCACGCTGAATCTCGAATGGGAGGAGCTTTGAGCGCGCCCTCCCTCGCCGCATTGCTCGGCACCGTGAAGAAGAGGCGCGCGCGGCGCGCGGCCAACCCGGCGCCCGTGCTGCCGTTCGAGCGCGGCCCGCTCGACGCTGGCGAATGGCTGCGCCTGCCGCTGCACACGAACGGCGGCCTGAACGCCCGCGAGCACTACATGGCGCGCAGCCGGCGCGTGAAGAAGGAGCGCGACCTCGCCGGCACCGTCGTGCCGCGCTTCGCGCTGCCGTGCACGGTCACGCTCGTGCGTATCAGCCCCGGCCTGCTGGACGACGACAACCTACGCGGCGCGCTGAAGGGCGTGCGCGACGGCATAGCCGATAGGCTCGGCGTCGACGACCGCGACCCGCGGGTGACATGGGTGTACGGTCAGGAGCGCGACAAGGGGTATGCGGTGCGCGTCGAGTTCCGGCCAACTGCGGCTTGACTGGTTCGATTTCGTGACCGCTTATTGCAAAACACAACCACGGTGATTCGAACCGTGGCACAATTAGGACCGCCGCGCGCGCTGCGCGGCGCAACTCCTTGGCGGGAGTTCAACGGTAAGGCTAACCCTGGTCCGTGCGCGCAACCGGCGCGTCCGCCAACGCTCCTTCTGGGGTGACGGATCAGGGTTAGCCTTCTTTGTTTTGGAGGCTGTATGGATGCGCAATCCCAAAACCGCATCGTCCTCGACCACCTCAAGAAGGTCGGCCCGATCACCCCTCTCGAAGCGCTGCGCCTGCATGGAATCATGCGCCTGGGCGCGCGCGTCTACGAGCTCCGCGACAGCGGGCACAACATCGTGACCGAAATGGTCGTGGTGGAGGGCCGCAAGGGCGCGAAGCCCGCGCGCGTCGCACGATACTCGCTCGTGAAGGCGAAGGCGGCGGCATGAGGCCATCCGAGCATCTTCTGGACTTCGGCCGCCCGGTCGCGTTTTACCCCGGCCTCGTCAAGCACTTCGGCAGCGTCAACGCCGTGCTGTTCTTCTGCCAGATTTTCTACTGGCGCGACCGCGCGTCATCGGAGCTGGGCGTCTACAAATCGGTCGAGGAGATCGAGGAGGAAACCGGGCTCACGTACCGCGAGCAGGCGACGGCGCGCAAGCTGCTGGTCGAGCGCGGCGTGCTGATCGAGACGCCGAAGCGGCTGGAGCACCGCATCTATTTCCGCATCGACGAGGACCGTCTCGACGCGTTGCTCGCCAACTGCGAAACCCGCAACTCCCGAACTGCGGAAAGCGCATTTCGGGGGGAGCGGAATACGCAATCCGATAATAGAGCAGAGACTACTACAGAGACTACAGCAGAGAGACATAAGCGCGCGCGCACTGCTGAAGGCTCGCCGGAGTTCGAGCAGGCGTGGTCGCTGTATCCGAAGCGCGCCGGCGGCAACTCGAAAGCCGATGCGCTGAAGGCGTGGAATGCGCGCATCGCGGCCGGCGTCGAGTCGGCGCGGATGCTGGACGGCACGCAGCGGTACGCGGCGTTCTGCAAGGCAACCAGCAAGATCGGCACCGAGTACGTGAAGCAGGCCGCAACGTTCTTCGGGCCGGGCCTGCACTTCGACGCGGAATGGACGCTGCCGGTCGTCGAATCGCCGCGCATGGGCGGGCGCCCGTCGAGCAACAGCTTCGACCAGTCGCAGCCCGAGGATTACGACGACTTCTTCAACCATCGCCGGGGGTTCGATCGATGAGGCACGCTGCTGATTTGCTGGACGGGAAGATCAACCCTCAGACCTACGAGCGCGCGTCGACGTGCGAGAAGCACGGTGCGTACACCGAGCGCGGCGGCTCGCTCACTGGCGAGCTGCACAGGGCGATGTGGTTCGGTTGCCCGCAGTGCAGCCGCGAGGCGCGCGAGCAGCAGGAGCTCGAGGAGCGCGCGCGCCAGGAGCGCGTGCGGCAGGAGCGCATCGAGGCGCGGCTGAACCTGTCGGGCATCCCCCTCGCCTTCCGCGATCGCACGTTCGACAACTTCGTCGCCGAGACGGACGAGCAGCGCTATGCGCTCGACGTGGCACGCTCGTTCGCTGACAACTTCTGGACGAAGCACCTGCCCGCCGGCGCCTTCCTCGTGTTCGGCGGCAATCCGGGCACCGGCAAGAGCCATCTCGCGCTTGCGATCCTCCAACACGTCATGCGGCACTCGACGGGGATGTACACCGACGCGATGGCGCTGATCCGTCGCGTGCGCGCAACGTGGCGCCGCGACGCGCAGCAGAGCGAGGAGGACGTGCTGCATGCGCTCGGCTTCACGGTCGACCTGCTCGTGATCGACGAGATCGGCGTGCAGCGCGGCACCGACGACGAGCAGGCGATCGTGTTCGAGATCATCAACCGGCGCTACCGCGACCTTCGACCGACGATCCTGCTGACGAACTTGAACGGCGCGGGCATGAAGGAATTCCTCGGCGCGCGCACGATGGATCGCCTCTACGAGCGCGGCACGACGGTGCCGTTTTTGTGGGAGAGCCACCGCCGCAAATAATTCCCTTGCAATTTCGGGAACATGGTTAGATAATCGCACCATGTTTCGGAAATCGTGAGAGGGGGTGTTATGCGTAAGGTCATTTGCGCCGCCGTGGCGGCGCTTGCGGCGACCGCCGCGCACGCTGACACGGGCGTGCTCATCTTCGGCAAGAGCCACCACTTCAACACGCACGGCCGCGCCTACAACGAGCTGAACGTCGGCGGGGGCGTCGAGTGGTCGCCGGAGGGTTCGGGCTGGCTGGTCGGCGGCTTCGCGCTGAAAGACTCGTTGAGCCGGCTCGGCGCGGCAGCATACGGCGGCTACCGCGTGCGCTGCGAGCTCGGCGGCGGCTTCCACGTCGAGGCGACCGTGCGTGCCGGCTTACTCAAGGATGCCGACTACATCGGCCCGGCCGCCCTGCCCGCGATCGGCATCGGCTACCGGAATGTGACCGTCGAGGCGACGTACATCCCGGCGATCGGCGGCAACAAGGTTCCGGCCGCCGTGGTGTGGGCGCGCATCAATTTCTGAGGACGCCATGCACAACGACCTGCTGCGCGAAGCGCTCGAGCGAGACGGCTACCACTACGGCCGGCGCCTCGTGCTGCTCGCCATCGCAATCGCCGCGTTGGGCGCGCTGATCGGCGCCGCATCGTTCGGCAACCCGTAACCCGCCCATCCGGGCATTCATGCGCCGCGAGGCGCGCAAGGAGAGAGGAGTGAGCGAAACCATCAACATCGCCGATCTGGTGAAGCCGAAGTTCAAGCCGGGCGACTACGTTTTCAGGATCGAGCGCGGCGAAAGGGGCAACATCCAGAACATCCGGCCCGTGCGCATTGCGAAGGTGAATTACCACGTCGAGATCGCACGCCATGACGGCAAGGAAGTTCGCGCGGAAGCGATCATCTATGCGGATGCGTGGAACAAACCCTACTTCGATCACGAGCTGGTCGCGAGTCTCGACGACCTGCCCGCCGACGACCGGCTGCCGCGTCTGGGGTGATCGCCATGCTGAAATACCTGATCGCGCGCATCCGCGCGCTGCTGCGCCCCGAGCCGCTCCTGCACTTCTACTGGATCGGCGAGAAGTCGGAAGTCTTCGTCGCGCGCAGCCTGGACGAAGCGCTCGACGCGTTCGCGCAGCCTGACGACCTGATCGATCGGGCATGGGGGCCCGTGAGCCGATACTACACCGTCTGCTACCGCGTCGAGGAAACCGGCGAGACGCGGATCGAAACGCTGGAAGAGATGGCGCGCGGCTGCCGCGTCCTCCCCACGCAACTGCTGTCCCAATACTGCTGACCAACAGCCCGGCCGCGCGCCGGGCGCGAAAGGAGAGAGAGGAATGTCTGATACCCAACCCACCGAGCCGGGCACCGATGTTGCCCTGCTTCCGCCGACCGAGCGCGCGCTGGTCGTGCTCAAGTCGACGGCGACCGAGGAGGCGCTGAAGGCGCTAATCCTGCGCACCAGCGTCATCATCGCGCCGCCGGTCGACAAGGCCGGCCGCGAGGAGGTCCACCGCGCCGCGATGGATCACAAGAACGCGCGGCTCGCGATCGAGAAGGCCGGCAAGGCCGCGACCGAGGACGCGAAGGCGTTCAGCAAGGCAGTGAGCTCCGAAGAGAAGCGCCTGATCGCGCTCAACGCCGAGGAGGAGGCCCGCCTGTTCAAGCTGCGCGACGACTACGACGAGAAGGTTGCGCGCGAGAAGGAAGAAGCCGACCGCAAGGAGCGCGAGCGCGTCGCGGCGATCCGCGAGAAGATCGCGGCGATCAAAGACCTGCCCGTCGTCTCGGCGGCCGACAACGCCGAGACGCTCGCCGCCACGCTGGACGACCTGCGCGGCTTCGAGATCACGTTCGAGGACTTCGCCGAGTTCCAGGACGAGGCGCGCGCCGCGCGCGACGCGTCGATCACCAGCCTGACGACCATGCACGCGGCGGCCAACGCGCGCGAGGTCGCCGAGGCGGCGCTGGCGGCGCAGCGCGAGGAGATCGAACGTCAGCAGCGCGAGCTCGCCGAGCAGCAGGCGGAAATCGCGCGGCAGCGCGCCGAGCTGGAGGCTCAGAAGAACGCGCCGCCCGAAGGCTGGATGGAGGCAGGCGAAGCCTACGATCAGCAGCAGGAGCGGCTGGCGCAACGCGAACGCGCCGACGCTCTTGCCGACGAGCCGATGAGCGAAGATGAGCGCCAGCGGCATATCGCGGGCCACGTCGCCGATGCAGTCGACGACCTGTCCGACCGCCCCGAGCCGGAAGTGGCCGGCATGGTAGCGCTCGACCAGCCGCGCCAGCGCGCGGAGAACGCGGCCGTCGCCTACATGCTGGACAACACGCCGCCGTCGCCGCTGCCGGAGAGTGAGCGCCGCCGTGTCATCGTTGAGCCCGAGTTCGCCGGCTTCGACATGGCGGCCGGCCCCGACGTGAATGTCGAGATGGTGTCGATCACCCGCGACGAGTACGACAGCCTGCTGACGCGCTCGCGCTGGCTCGAATGCCTGGAGGCGGCCGGCGTCGACAATTGGGAGGGCATCGACGAGGCGCTGCGCATCAATCGGGAGCAGGTTCCCGCCTGACCGCGAGCACCGCAAACAAAAACGGCCGGGTCCATCCCCGGCCGTTTTCGTTTCTACTGTCCGTTCACGTCTGCCATGTTGCAGAGCGGGCCCGTCACCCTGCACGGTTCCGGCACCGTTGCCGCCTCCGCGCTATCGCAGATCGTCGCGCCCGTCACCATGCGTACCATCGGGGCGGCACTCGCGATGACCTCTCCCCACTCAAACGGGCTCGGGATCATGTAGACCGCGGCGAGCAGCGCGGCGAGCATCGCGCGGCGCGACGCCGAGCTATTGCGCAGCCATCCCGCCACGCGGGAAACCACGGTATCCGACGCGGCGGCCTCGCCGTCACAGATCCATGCGCACTTGTGCGTCTCGTCCCCTACCTCGTAGGCGCAGCCCATCACGGTAGCATCGTCGGACAGCTCGACCCCTGCCCGGCCAAACCCCATCGTCACCAGATCGCGAACGCGCACGTCATCCATATCGAGCAGCCGCGAATCCGCAGGAAACGTCGCGGGGCGCGGCACCTTCTCGACACGACGCAGGCAATCAACTCCGTTACCTAGCCGCCTCACCACTACGCGCACCATCTCCCCGAAGCCCGCGGCATTGCTCGGGGAGCCTGCTGATAACGGAATTGTTTCGCCCATGATGCTATCTACCTCATTTTGTTGCTCTGTTGTAATTCTCGAACCATGATACGATTTTCGCACCATAGCGCCGATGATTAACGAAAGTTAAGGTCGCGCGCCTGGGCACATTTCACAGGCCAGAACGCCAAAATCAAGACACATTTCGGGAAAATTCGGCATGTCCACTACGCAGCGGGGAACGTCACGCGATCGTGACAAACCGAGCGATGACCGCGCACTGACCGACAGGCAGCAGCGGTTCGTCGACGAGTACCTGATCGACTTGAACGCCACGAAGGCGGCCGAGCGGGCCGGCTACAGCGCCAAGACGGCGCAGGAGCAATCCTCCCGCCTGCTATCGAAGCCCCATGTGCAGGCCGCGATCGCGGAAGCCAAGGCGCGGCGCGCGGCCCGCGTCGAGATCGACCAGGATCGCATCGTGCGCGAGCTCTGGAACGTGCTGACGGCCGACGCGAACGGGCTGATCGAGTATCGCCGCACGTGCTGCCGCTACTGCTACGGCGAGGGCTTCCGCTTCCAGCGCACGGCCGGCGAGATGGAACGGGCGAAGGTCGAGCACCGCGCGTTCGTGCTGAAGGCGAAGCAGGACGGCATCAAGCTCACCGTCGAGGAGCAGACGTTCGACCACCAGGGCGGTATCGGATTCGATCCGCGCAAGGAGCCGGTCGAGGAATGCCCGGAGTGCTTCGGCGAGGGCGAAGGCGACGTGTTCGTGAAGGACACGCGCAACCTGTCGCCCGAGCTGCGCAGCCTGTACGCGGGCGTGAAGCGCACGAAGGAAGGCATCGAGGTCAAGATGCACGACAAGCAGGGCTTCGTGCAGCTCCTCATGCGCCACGCGGGCATGCTCAACGACAAGCTGAAGCTCCAGGGCGATCCGGAGAACCCGCTCAAGCTGCTGCTGCAACAGGTGCAGGGCTCGGCGCTGAAGCCGACCGCGCAGCCGGGCGACGACGACGAATAAAATTACTTTGTAATTTCCTTGGGATGGTTCTATAATCGAACCATGCGTTACGGAAACGCCACCACCCAAGGAGAGATCATGGAAACGTTGCATGTCGAGCGCCGCGTCACGCGCAAGTTTGTGGGCACCTTCCGCCACCTGGACGCATGGGAAGGTCTGGGCACGATCCGGCACACGCCGTTCCGCAAGGTGTACGACCCGGCCCACGACGAATGCGCGGACGTGTCGAGCGGCCCCAGCTACGTCGCCTTCGCCCGCCTGCCCGCCGGCGCGGACGTCAAAGAGTGGTGCTTCGCCATCGAGGACAGTCTGTCGTCGCACGGCTGCGCGCACGAGTACGACTGCTGCGGCTGCGCGTCGCGCTACGCCCGCGTGACGCCCTATCGCGGCCGCGTGGTGCGGATCAGCGTCGGCGTGTCCTACAACTACTGACCAACGCAACACGAAGGGGAACGACGATGGCACGAATCAAGGCTGACGAGGTTTGCGTGGGCGACAAGATCGTCCGCCCCGGCGATGCGATTTACGAAGTCGTGGCGCTCGAATGGTTCACGGTCACGGTACATCTGCATTGCGTCGAGCGCCGCGTGGCCAAGCTCGACCGACACGAGGCGTTTTCGTACAACCGCGACGAAAAGGTCGAGGTTGCCTGACAACCGCTCCCGCTACAGGAGAAAGACGTGAGCGACTACAAGCACCACGCACGCAAGAAAGGGACGACCTTGCCGATTTGCGGCTCGTCGGGCGTGATGGCCGGGTTTCACGTGACCACTGTATCGGCCGAGACGTGGAACAACACCAAGCCCGAATTGCGGTGCGCGCGCTGCGTCGCCGCCATCAAGCGCATGAAGCAGCGCACCTGACCAACCGCGCCCGCTACGGCGGGCACGACCTGCAAGGAGAGAGCAATGCCCGAGATCAACTGGATCACCACCCATGCCGACGCCGCGCTGATCGACAAGATTCTGGACCGCGCGATCAGCATGGGGTGCCTGGAGCGCCGCAACCGCCTGAATACGGACATGGACATCACGGCCTGCCACCTGAACGGCACGCCGCTGCGCCTCGCCGACTGGCTGGCCGCGCCGGACTTCGACTTCACGCACGACCTGTTCGGCATCGACCGGCACATGAATCGCGAGACGGGCAAGCTGGGCGGCCTGTTCGTGCCGCGCTTCGCGCAGAAGCAGCCCGCCGACGCGGCGGCCTGACCAACCCCGTCCGGCCGCGCGCCGGGCACTCACCACTACCACGACCATGACTATCATCTTCTGCCCGGCCTGCGATTGGAGCGGCCACACCTACAGCGTCAGCGAGATCACCGTCGACGCTATGCGCAAGCTGAAGCCCGGCCAGCCCGTTCCGCACGGCCACTGCCCCGAGTGCAACGCGCTCATCCCGTTCGAGAACCAGACGGACAAGGACGCGCTGCACTGGCGCGACGCGCGGCCCGAGCGCTCGAACCTGACGCAGTTCCAACGCAATTGCCTTCTCGTCGCCCTCGCGCGGCTCGATCCGAATCATCCGGGCTTCAGCGCCTCGAATGAAATCGAGGTCGCGCTGCGCTCCACGATCGGCTCCGCGATCCCGATCCCCGACGATCGCGCGCCGCCGTTCAACAGCCTGACGATGGCGCCCTACATGGACTCGTGGGTCTACCCGCTGCTGGTCGGCGCGCTGTACGGCGAGATTTACCCCGGCCAGCGCCAGTATGTCGACGGCGACGCCGCGCAGGTCCGGAGCGCGATGAAGGCCGCGCAGGCCAAGGCCGCAAGCTGACCACCCCGCCCGCCCCACGCGGGCACCCCACCGCAAGGAGAAAGGAGATGGAACTGAAGGACGAATTCAGCGGCAGCAATGCCACGCTGCTGAACTGCATCAAGGCACTGCTGGAGCTGGATGCGGCCGGAGTGCTCGTGCCGCACGGCGTCGGCGGCCACGCACGCGTGATGCTCGCCGCGGCCGGCGCCCGCATCGCCGCGCTGGAGGAGAAGCTCGCGGAGCTGGAGGCCGAGAACACCGGGCTCGCGCTCGACAAGCTCACGGCGCCGCCCGCGCAGGACGGCCTGAAGATCGTGCGCACCGAACACAGCAGCGATCATCAGGGGTTCCAGCACTACAACGTCAGCCTGTCGGACGGTCGCGCGCATCACTTCTTCGCACTGCGCGTCGTCAAGACGCTCAACGCGGACGGCCCGGACGCGCGAGAGGCGGATCACTTCGCCGCGATCGAGCGCCGCCTGCTCGCCGGCAACCCGGTGGAGGTCTGACATGGCACTCACCCCCAAGAAGCGCGAGGCGCTGAAGCTCGCACGAGAGCTGATCGAATCCGGAGAGGAGGGCTACGTCTGCCTCGCGCTCAAGAGTGTCGCCCGGAGCCGGCCTGACCTGCGAGCGAGTGTCGCCTCGCTTCGGCGGTACATCATGCGGAAGCTGCGCCCCTACGCCTTTCTGGGCGGCTGGCAGCGGAAGCAGGGTATATGGCGGTACGATGAACAGCAGCGCGCGGACCGCCTCGCGTGGATCGACTGGATGCTCGACGAGCCGAAGGAGGCGTGATGCTGCATTTCCACGACACCCTCTGCCAGGGCAACGAGACGCAGGTATGGCACGCGTGCGGTTTCCGGAAGGAGTTCCAGGCAGATGCCGGTTACTGCCGTGACGCGCTCGAATTCGTGCCCGCAGGCTCGACGCAGCGCTTCGAAACCGCGCTGTTTGATCCGGTCTGCGCGTTCGCCGCACCGCGCTTCGCCTACCGCTTCTGATCGGCATCGCGACCCGATTACATTGTTATTGAAAGTTATCCACAACCCCGGCTTTGAGCCGGATTTATCCACAAGGAGCATCATGAAAGCTATGTCCATCCTCGCGTCGATCATCGGTGCGTCGCGTCGCTTCTTCACGCCCGACCAGTCGTTCGCCATCCAGCGCATCAAGGCGCCGCGCCCGCTGCGCCGCTCGACCACGGCTGGCGTGAAGCGCGCCGCGACGAAGGCCCGCAACGTGAAGCGCCACAGGGCGGCGATGCGGAGGGCCCGCGCATGATGATCTGGGTGATGGTCCTGACCGTGTTCACGGTCCACGGCGTGGCGGCCACGACGGCCGAGTTCAATTCCGAGCGCGCCTGCTACCGCGCCGCCGCCGAGATCGCGAAGAAGATCGACAGCACGCGCCGCGCGGATGACGTTGCGGCGATCTGCACACCGAAACAGGACGTGAAATGAAAGTGATCGAACCGTCTGACGACTGGCGCAATCGCCGGCTCGACGAGTGGATCGGCGACGCCCGGCCGCTGACGCCGGAGGAGATTCGCGAGATCGAGGAGCGTCGGCACGAGCTCAACGAGGACGCTGACTGACCATTTGCCCGCCTCGCGCGGGCTTTTTCACACCTGCTCGCTGACGTTCGACGCGAAGCGCACCACGAGCATGACCACGCGCAGATACTCGGCCACGTAGGCCGGCACGCTGCCCGTCCCGGTGCCGCCCGTCCGGCCGTTCGTCCACCGGCTCACCGTGTCAGGATCAACGCCCAGCCGTTCGGCGAGGCGCTTCTGGGTCCAACCAAGCTCGGCGAGCGTGGCGCGCAGTTCGTTCGAAGTCATAGAAATCCCGTTAAAGACGGCCAGACCACCGGTCGGATACCGTACAATGCGGATTGTACCAACCCACCAAGGAGAAAGGAGTGAACATCATCAAGACGATCAGCGTCGAGGAAGTCACGACGCTAGACGGAACGCGTTTCAGCAGCATGCATGTGACGTTCCAGGGCGGGCAGCAGGAGGCGCATGCCTGCACTTTCCCTGCTTTCAGCGGGTTCACGCCCGAAGCAGCCGCCGCCACGCTTCGCCGCCACGCCGACTGGTTGAGCAAGCTCGGGAGGGCCGAGGCATGAAAACTGTACTCGCATGTATCGGCGGCACCATCGTCGCCCTCTATGTCGCCGCCGTCGTGTTCGGGCCCGGCCACTTCTACCTGCACTACGGCGATGCGCCGATGACCTGCACGCCGGTCGACGCCGAGCCGGCGGCGCAGAAGCCCGTGAGGGTGATTGAGACGCATGCTGCCACGCGCCGCGCCGCCGCATAGCCCCCACCCGAATCGGTAAGTTCCCAGCAACCCCGAATCAGCTAGTCTCGCCGCCCATTGGGGAGAGACTAGCAATGAAAAACGGTGCGGTTCGGCGGCTACAGTCGGATGCCAAGGCGACTATGGCCTGTCAGGACAATTTGGCGTTCATGCGTCCGCTCAAGAGCGGCTCGATGCAGCTCGTCGTGACGTCGCCGCCCTACAACATCGGCAAGAAGTACGAAAAGCGGTCGCCGCTGGACGCCTACGTGCAGGCGCAGGCGCAGGTCATCTCCGAGTGCGTGCGGCTTCTCAGCCCGCGCGGCTCGCTCTGCTGGCAGGTCGGCAATCACGTGCAGAAGGGCGAGATATTCCCGCTCGACACCGTGCTCTATCCGGTCTTTCGCGAGCACGGCCTGAAGCTACGGAATCGCGTGGTGTGGCATTTCGAGCACGGCCTGCATTGCTCCAATCGCCTGTCCGGCCGCTACGAGACGATTTTGTGGTTCACGAAGGGCGACGACTACGTATTCAACCTCGACCCGATCCGGGTTCCGTCGAAATACCCCGGCAAGAAATACTTCAAGGGGCCGAAAGCCGGTCAGCTCTCCTGCAATCCGCTGGGGAAAAACCCCGGCGATGTGTGGGTTTTCCCCAACGTCAAGAACAATCACGTCGAAAAGACCGACCACCCGTGCCAATTCCCGGTGGAGCTGGTCGAACGGCTCGTGCTGTCGCTGACCAACCCCGGCGACGCGGTGTTCGATCCGTATATGGGCGTGGGGTCATCGGTCGTCGCGGCCCTCAAGAACGATCGAGTCGGCTACGGCTGCGACGTCGTGAAGGAGTACGTCGAGGCCGCCTGGGAGCGCGTGCACCAGCTTCGAGCCGGCACACTCCAGACGCGCCCAATGCACAAGCCCGTCTATGACCCGACGCAGCCATACGGCGGGCACCGGAGGCAAACCCGCACGCCGGAGCGTCGCAGCGTGCCGGAGCTCGCGCTGCTCTCACCCCAGCGGGATTGAGGCCCTTTGTGCGCATCGTCGAGCAGTATTCCCATCTCAACGGCCTCGAGTACCTGTTGGTACACAAGCCGACGCTCTGGACAGAGATTCAGGACGTAATCACGACGGTTGACGCATCCATTTGCCGGACAAAACTGTCGAAGGAAAAGCGATCCGAAGGCGAAATGCTCTACTCGCCCCGTGCGATGAACAAGGCCATTGACCAAGGCTTCGCTCAACACGGCTGGGGCGAGCGTCGAATTTCGTATTGGGTCACGTCAGACGCGAAATTGATCCGCAAAACGCTTTTCATGAGCCCCGAGCAGCAAAAGGCTGAGATCGAAGGCGCGGGACAGAAGCCATTTTCGTCCTACAACCAAACCGACTTCGTGAAGGAGCGGGTCGCGGTAGAGGTCCAGTTCGGCAAGTACGCGTTCGTGGCCTATGACCTGTTCGTGAAGCATCTGGCGTTCTACGTCGGCGACGTGATCGACGTCGGCGTGGAAATCCTGCCGATGAAGGAGCTCCAGCAGCAGATGTCGTCGGGCGTTGGCTACTACGAGGGCGAGCTGTACAACCTCATCCGCGAAGGGCGCGGCGTGCCGGCCGTGCCGCTCATCCTGATCGGCGTCGCGCCATAGCCGACCGCTCGCCGCCCCAATCCTCCTCAGATTCGCGCCGGACGGCGACGCTTAGAGGGTTCTTGCTCTTGCGCCAGTCGTCGCACCGGCCGGAGCGGTAGCGCGAGCTGCGCCGCTTCGAGACGATGCCTTCGGCGCCGATCATGCAGGCGTGCCGGAAGATGGTCGGGCCGTCGCCGATCAGGTGCTCGTTGAACCGGATGCCGTGCGGCGCGCCGGCGAGCAGCCGTTCCAGCCTGCCCTTGCGCTCCTCGAGCTCGACCCGGCGCAGGTCCTCGCCGTCGAGCTCCAGCAGGTCGAACGCGTACAGGAACGCCTCGCCGTCGTGCCGGCGCGAACGCAGCAGCTCGAACACCGCCAGCCCGTCGCCGTCGCAGCAGACGACCTCGCCATCGAGCACGAACGAGCGCGCGGGTAGCGCGGCAGCCGCGTCGACGATCGCCGGATAGCGCTTCGACCAGTCGTTTTCGTTGCGCGTGAGCAAGCGCACGCGGGCGCCGTCGCGGATCGCCTGGAAGCGGAACCCATCGTGCTTGATCTCGTGCAGCCAATCAGGCCCGGACGGCGGCTCGCGGGCGGGCGTCGGCTGGCAAGGGATGATGAAGCCCGAGGTACGCCGGGCGGAACGCTGGAGCATGCCCGGCAGATAGTCACGCGCGGGCGGCCGTGCCAGTGCCGGCGCCTCGCGGTCTGGAAACTGAACCAATGGTGCGGTACAGTGCGATACGACACGATCGCACACCACGGACGATGACCGCAGCATCAACCCTTGAACACCACGAAGACGCGCCGCTCACCGAGGATGAGCTGGCGCGCTGCCTGTCCGACCCCATGTGGCGCATCTGCTCCGGACGCCTGTACAAGATCATCATCAAGGGCGACGACCAGGACGACGACGAAGGGCTCGTGCTGCCCTTCCGCCCGAACCGCGCGCAACGCCGGCTCCTGCGACGCCTCTGGCACCGCAACGTCATCCTGAAGGCCCGCCAGCTCGGCTTTACCACCCTGATCTGCATCATCTGGCTCGACCACGCGCTGTTCAACGCGAACAGCCGGTGCGGCATCATCGCCCAGAACCGCGAGACGGCCGAGGCGATCTTTCGGGACAAGGTGAAGTTCGCCTACGACAACCTGCCCGAGGCGCTGCGCGACGCGATGCCGCTCGCCAACTGCACGCAGTCTGAGATGCTGTTCGGGCACAACAACAGCTCGATCCGCGTCGCGACGTCGGTGCGCGGCGGCACGATCCACCGCCTGCACGTCTCCGAGTTCGGGAAGATCTGTGCCGAGGCGCCGCTGAAGGCCAAGGAGATCGTGACCGGCTCGATCCCGGCCGTGCCGAAGTCGGGCATTCTGGTCATCGAGTCGACGGCCGAGGGCCGCGAGGGCGAGTTCTACGAGATCACGATGCGCGCCGAGGCGACCGCGCAGCAGGGCAGACCGCTCACGCCGCGCGACTACCGATTCCACTTCTATCCGTGGTGGCAGGCGCCCGAGTACCGCATGGACGCCGCTGGCGTCGTCATCACCGAGAAGGACCGGCAATACTTCGAGACGATCGAGGCGAAGCACGGCATCACGATCGATGCCGAGCAGCGCGCTTGGTACGTCGCAACCCGCGACGCCGACTTCTCCGGCAACGAGGAACGTATGTGGCAGGAATACCCGTCGACGCCCGAGGAACCGTTCAAGGTTTCCACGGAGGGCACCTACTACGCGCAGCAGCTCGCCACGGCGCGCAAGAATGGACGCTTCAAGCAGTCCCTGCCCGTCCTGACCAACGTGCCGTGCTTCACCTTCTGGGACATCGGCAACAGCGACGGCACGGCTATCTGGGTGCTCCAGCGCATCGAGCACGAGTGGCGCGCGATCCGCTTCAAGGAAGGCTGGGGCGAGCCCTACAGCTTCTTCGTGAAGTGGCTGCAAGGGCTCGGCCTCGTGTGGGACACGATGTTCCTGCCGCACGACGCGGACCACGTGCGCCAAGGGCAGACGACGAACAAGAGCCCGAAGCAGATGCTCGAGGAGCTGATGCCGGGCGTGCGGTTCGAGATCGTGCCGCGCATCGATGAAGTGAATTGGGGCATTCAGCAGACGCGCGACGTGTTCCCGCTCCTCTGGTTCGACGAGACGGAATGCAAGGAGGGTATCATCCACCTCGAGAACTACCGGAAAAAGTGGAGCGTCCAACAGCAGCGCTGGATGACCGAGCCGGACAAGACCGGCGGCCACTCCGAAGCGGCCGACGCGCTGCGCCAGTTCGCGCAGGCATACGCCGGCGGCCTCATCAACGTCCGCAAGCCATCGTCGAAACCCAAGCGCCCGCGTAGCTGGCGCACCGCCTGACCAAGGAGAGAGCAATGACCATGATCGAAGCCGCCCGCCCCGCCATCGACCTGACGCGCTACGCGTTCGTGCGCGAGCTGGGCGACATCCGCCTGTACGGCACGTGGCTCTACGATGCCGAGCTGGACGACGACGAGCCGTGTCTGGTACTGGTGCCGGCATATCGGCCGCATGGTGTGGTGCCGTGCTGTGTGGCACTATCGGCCGCGTTCCGTTACACTGATCCGCGCCATCTGGCGGCGGTTTCGCTGCAATTCGCGAAGGATTTGGGGTTCGACAGCAACATCATGAGTGCGGCGCACAAGATCGGCGGGATCATTCACGATCACCTGCTCGACCTCATCAAGATGCCCGAGAACCCGACCGAAGCCGTCGTCGGCGCATCCGCAAACGTGGACTTCGGCGACGGCCGCAAGCGCAGCGTCGAGATTCTTGACCACGTGCCGATCGTTCAAGCCTGACGCCGCACGCACCGGGAACACTGATGTTCGACCTCAACGACAAAGACAGCACCCAGCTCGTGCCTGCGCGCGCCGACGAGCGCGATCTCAGCCCCGGCGAGCAGGCTGACCAGCAGCCCGCCAACCCGCTCGACAGCGAGAAGGCGGTCGAGCTGCATTCGCGCCTCCTCTCCTACTACCGCCAAGAGCTTTCCCGACAGCAAGAGAATCGCTGCGAGATGGCGGTAGATGAGGACTACTATGACAATATCCAGTGGACGCAGGAGGAGCTCGACGAGCTGAAGGAGCGCGGGCAGTCGCCGACCGTCTACAACGTCATCTCGCAGAGCGTGAACTGGATCATCGGCAGCGAGAAGCGCGGCCGTTCCGACTTCAAGGTGCTGCCGCGCCGGAAAGAAGGCGGCAAGGCAGCCGAGCGCAAGACCGCGCTCCTCAAGTACCTGTCCGACGTGAACCACACGCCGTTCGAGCGCTCGATGGCGTTCGAGGAGGCAGTGAAGGCCGGCATTGGCTGGCTGGAGAGCCAGATTCAGGACGAGAACGACGGCGAGCCGATCTACGCGGGCGCCGAGAGCTGGCGCAACATGCTCTGGGACAGCACGTATCGCCGGCTCGACGCGGACGACTGCCGCTACATGTTCCGCTCGAAGTGGGTGGACCTGGACGTCGCGATCGCCATCTTCCCCGAGCGCGAGGCGCAACTGCGCGCGGCGGCCGTCGACAACTTCGAGACGTGGGGCGCGGACGACATCGACGGCGACGACGCGATGGATTCGAACGAGTACGAGCGTTCGATGAACAGCGTTGTGGCCGGCGCGGTCGCCTACACCCGCCAGCGCGTGCGCATGCTGGAGGCGTGGTTCCGCATGCCCGTGCGCGTGCAGCGCCTGCGCGGGCGCAACTCCGACTTCCGCGGCGAAGTATTTGACCCGAACGACGAGCGGCACGTGAACGAGGTCGCAACCGGCCGCGCCGTGCTGGCCGTAGCGCCGATGATGCGCATGCACTGCGCCATCATGACCACCCGTGACCTGATGTGGGCGGGCCCGAGCCCGTACCGCCACAACCGCTACCCGTTCACGCCGATCTGGGGCTTCCGCCGCGCGCGCGACGGCATGCCCTACGGCGTGATCCGCTTCATGCGCGGCATGCAGGACGACGTGAACAAGCGCCTGTCGAAGGCGCTCTACATCCTGTCGGCCAACAAGGTGATGATGGAGGAAGGCGCGGTCGACGACATCGAGGAGTTCCGCCGCGAGATCGCCCGGCCCGACTCGGTGAACGTCGTGAAGAACGGCAAGCTGGGCGCGGTGAAGCTGGACGTCGACCGCGACCTCGCGCCCGCGCACCTCGAGCTCGCGTCGCGCTCGATCCAGATGATCCAGCAGGTCGGCGGCGTGACGGACGAGATGCTGGGCCGCACGACGAACGCGGTATCGGGCGTCGCGATCCAGGCGCGGCAGGAACAGGGCAGCGTCGCGACGAACAAGCTGTTCGACAACCTGCGCCTCGCCTTCCAGCAGCACGGCGAGAAGGAACTCAGCCTCATCGAGCAGTACATGACCGAGGAGAAGCAGTTCCGCATCACGAACAGCCGGGGCAACCCGGAATACGTCGCGGTCAACGACGGTCTGCCCGAGAACGACATCACCCGCACGAAGGCCGACTTCATCATCGACGAGGCCGAGTGGCGCGCGACCATGCGTCAGGCGGCCGTGGCCGAGCTGCTGGAGCTGATCGGCAAGATGCCGCCGCAGATCGCGATCACGATGCTCGACCTGCTGGTCGAGAACATGGACATCCCGAACCGCGACGAGCTCGTGAAGCGCATCCGCGCGGTCAACGGCCAGAAAGACCCGGACGCGACCGAACCGACGCCGGAGGAAATCCAGCGCGAGCAGGCGCAGCAGCAGGAACAGCAGTACCAGGACGAGCTCGCGCTCGCCACGCTCGCCGAGCAGCAGGCGAAGGCCCGCAAGGCCGATGCCGAAGCGCTCGTCGCCGAGGCGAAGGCCAAGCACATCGGCCGCATGGCGATCCGCGAGGGCGTCGGCGCAGTCAAGGATGCAACGGACGCCGCCACTTCGATCGCATTTATGCCAGAATTGGCAACGTTGTCGGACGGCATTCTGAAAGAATCCGGCTGGGATGATCCGAACACGCCCCAGCCCGCCGCAGCAGCAAGCGGCACGCCGCCCGCGCCCGCGCAGCCTGCACAACCCGCGAATCCTGCGCAACCGCCCGTACCGGGCCAAGCAGCTTCCCAAGCGCAGCCGGCGCTTCCGGCTAACCCGCCTCAACCGCCCGGCCCTGTAACGCCGGACGGCGCGGCACCCCAGCAACCCATGTGAGGATCGAATGAGCGGCGAACACAGCGAAGAACTTTTGAGCGGCCTGACCGACGAGGAGCGCGCGGCGCTTCAGGAGGACGACGGCGCGGATGACGCGACCACGCTCGGCGACAGCCTGCGCGCGCACGAAAGTGCCAATTCTGGCACCAAGACCGACGACGACGACGACGCGAACAAGGGCGGCGACGACGGCAAGAAGGCAGACGACGCAGCTACGGGCAAGACCGACGACGACGCTGCGGCGGCTGCTGCTGCCGCTGCCGACGACGCCGGCAAGAAGGGCGACGAGGCTCCGGCCGCTGCGAAGCCCACGATCGTGCCGCTGCTGGTCGCCGAAGCGCCGGCGGACGCCGACGCGAAGCTGAAGGAGATCGGCGAGAAGAAGGTCACGCTCGTCGAGCAGTTCGACAACGGCGACATCACGGCCAAGGAGTACCAGACCCAGCTCGACGCCCTGAACAAGGACGAGCGGGCCCTCGAGCGCGCAATCGACAAGGCCACAACCGCGACCGAGATGCGCCAGCAGCAGGAGATGAACGCGTGGCTCGGTCAGGTCAACGACTTCACGAGCAAGACGCACCCCGAGTACGGCAAGAGCCGCGTGCGCTGGACTGCGCTCGACACCTTCGTGAAGGAGATCGCCGCGAAGCCGGAGAACGCTAACCTCGACGGCAGCGAAATCCTGCGTCAGGCGCACGAGATGGTCGTCGCCGACCTGGGCGAAGCGGCGCCGGTCAAGGGCGCGAACGACGGCAAGAAGGACGAGGGCAAGAAGGACGATAAGCCCGGCAAGCCGCTGAAGGGCGCGAAGATCGAGCCGCCCCCGCATCTCGCCAAGGTGCCGGCGGCCGACAATCAGGACGTCGAGAGCGGACGCTGGGCGGCGCTCGACCGTCTCCAAGAAACCGATCCGATCGCACACGAGGAGCAGATGATGAAGATGTCGGCTGCCGATCGTGACGCCTACCTCGCCTCGCGCCCGTAAGGAGCCATCATGGGGAACTACACTTTCAGCATCACGGCCGCATCGAAGGCGGACGCAAAGACCGCGATCGCGGCCGAGTTCGACCGGAAGGTCGGCGCCGATCCGGTCGTCTCGCGGGCCCGCGCGGCCGTGGTCGCGAATGCGGGCGCGGTGATCGACCTACTTGGCGACGACGACAATGCCGACGTCACCGTGCAGTGCTCGGTGTTCAACTACACGGCGGATGACGGCGAAGGCGGCCAGATCGCGCGCTCGGGCGGTGTGAGCGCGTTCGCCAACCACGTCGCGCGCCCGGTCGTCGTGCTGACCGAAGCCGACTCGCTCGCCGACCTGAACGGCACGCCGCGGCCCGACAATCCTACCGCCTAACCCACAGGGGACCGACCTTGGCACTCAACATCGAACTGCGCGTAGGTGAGAGCGTGAAGATCGGCGACGCGACGATCACGCTCGCCGACAAGTCAGGCAAGATCGCGCGCCTCTCGATCGACGCGCCGAAGTCGGTCCCCATCGACCGGCAGCCGCAGTCGTCCACTGCCCAGATCGCCGCGAAAATGGGCCTGTCTGCCGATGCCGCATAGGTAGGTTGTAAAATCGCAACGCTGGTTATAGAATCGGACCATCGATAGCGCAGGATGTGCGTCGTGGAATGTCAACCACTTCATGAGGCACATCCATATGAGCTCTACCGTCATCCCGTTCGGCGATTCCAAAGCCGTCAAGCGCTGGTCTGCCGACCTCGCCGTCGACGTCCGCAAGAAGTCGTACTTCGAACAGCGCTTCATCGGCACGTCCGAGAACGCCGTCATCCAGCGTAAGACCGAGCTGGAATCCGACAGCGGCGACACCATCAAGTTCGACCTCTCCGTGCACCTGCGTGGCAAGCCGACCTACGGCGACAACCGCGTCGAGGGCAAGGAAGAAAACCTGCGCTTCTACCAGGACGAAGTGAAGATCGATCAGGTGCGGCACTCGGTGTCGGCCGGCGGTCGTATGTCGCGCAAGCGCACGGTCCACAACATCCGCCGCATCGCGCGCGATCGCCTCGGTGACTACTTCTACAAGTTCACCGACGAGCTGCTGTTCATCTACCTGTCGGGCGCGCGCGGCATCAACCTCGACTTCATCGAAACGCCGGACTTCCAGGGCTACGCGGGCAACCCGCTCGAAGCCCCGGACGCAGACCACCTGCTGTACGGCGGCGCGGCGACGTCGAAGGCGTCGCTCACGGCAAACGACATCATGGACCCGCTCGTGATCGAGAAGGCCGTGGAAAAGGCCGCGATGATGCAGGCCGAGAACCCTGAAACGGCGAACATGGTGCCGGTCAGCATCGACGGCGACGACCACTACGTCACGGTCATGTCCGAGTATCAGGCGACCGACATGCGCACGGCGGCCGGCGGGCGCTGGATCGACTTCCAGAAGGCGGCTGCCGCTGCTGAAGGCGCCAAGAACCCGATCTTCAAGGGCGGGCTCGGCATGATCAACAACGTCGTGCTGCACAAGCACCGCAACTGCATCCGCTTCAACGACTACGGCGCGGGCGCCAACGTCGAGGCCGCGCGCGCGCTGTTCATGGGCCGTCAGGCGGGCGTCATCGCCTACGGCACCGCGAACGGCCTGCGCTTCGACTGGAAGGAAACGACGAAGGACTACGAGAACGAGCCCGCGATCGCGGCCGGCTTCATCGCCGGCATGAAGAAGGCCCGCTTCAACAAGAAGGACTTCGGCGTCATCTCGATCGACACCGCGGCGAAGAAGCACAGCTAATCGCTGGCCGGAACGGGCCGCCTTCGGGCGGCTCACCCTTATCACCCTGACTGAACGAGGTATCCATCATGTCTCTGCTGCAAAGCCTCTGGGCGACCGGCCAGCGCAACACGCCGAACGGCGACTGCGCGGGCGATGAAGTCTCGCAGGTGTTCGAGTTCACCATGCCGGCTACTGCGCCGGCCGCTGGCGACATCATCGAGCTCGCCGTGCTGCCGGCGACGCACACGCTGACCGACGCGATTCTCGTGTCGGATGCGCTCGACACGCTCGCAGTCGACGTCGGCATCATGTCCGGCGAAGTCGGCGACAAGGACGCGGCGCGCACGTGCGGCAAGGAAGTTTTCGCCGCGCAAGCTGTCGACGGCACTGTCGTGCGCACGACGCTCGTGTCCGCCTTCACGATCCCGCCGACCGACAATCACCGCTCGATCGGCGCGAAGGTCACGACCGCGCCGGGCGCGTCGGTCGCGGGCAAGAAGCTGCGCCTGCTGCTGAAGTACGTGCCGGCGTAAGTCGGCGTCCCACGCCGGGGGCTTCGGCCCCCGGACTGCCTTTGAGGAGAGGAGTTCATGAAGATCGAATGTATCTTGCATCGCAAGGGCGGCACCTTCGTCGAGATGCCGGGCAAGACCTACCATTTCGCGCCGATGCCGAACGACGACCGCCATCTCGCCGACGTCGTGGACGAGGCGCACATCGAACGCTTTCTGTCGATCCGCGAGGCATACCGCATCGCGCGCACGCCGGGCGCGGAAGCCGTCGAGACGGACGCGACCGCACTGCTGCGCGGCACCGTGCCGCCGATCGATAAGCCGCCGGCCGTGACCGTCGACCCGAGCCAGCTCAAGGTCGCGGGCGCCACGTTCCCGCCGTCGTTCACCATCAACGGCAAGACCTACTCGCTCACCGACGTCACGCTGCGCGCGTTTCAGGATTCCGGCCTGACGGTCGAGGACTGGAACGGCCTCGACGACGAGCACCGCGCGACCAAGACGGAAATCGTGCTCGACGCGCTCGAGGACGGCGAGATCACGCTGGAGCCGAGCGCGCCCGTTGCTGCCCCGACGCCGGGCCCGGTCGACGAACGCGCCGAGCTGGTCGCCGCGTACACGGCCAAATTCGGCAAGGCGCCGGCCGCCAACATCAAGACCGAGACGCTGAAGGCGAAGCTCGCCGGGGCTGCCGAGTAACGCCATGCCGATCGCTGCCGCCGACCTGATCGCACGCGCCGGGGAAATCCTCCAGGACGAGGATCACATCCGCTGGGAAGTTCCCGAGCTGCTGCGGTGGATCAACGACGCCGCGCGCGAGACGATCGTGCGTCGGCCGGCGGCGCGTTCGGTCGCGTCGGTGCTGCCGCTTGCGGCCGGCACGCGGCAGGAGATTCCGGCGCGCGGCGTCGAGCTGCTGGACGTCGTGCGCAACATCGGCGCGGACGGCGTAACGCCCGGCCGGATCGTGCGTCGCGTCGATCGGCACCTGCTCGACGACCAGAACCCGGACTGGCACGCGGCGCGGCCGAAAAACGTGGTGAAGCACTTCACGTTCGACGAGCGCGCGCCGCGCATCTTCTACGTCTACCCGCCGGCGGTCGCCAACACGAAGGTCGAAACGCTCCATTCGGAGCTGCCGCCCGAAGTCACGGAGGACGCCGGCTCGCTCGACATGGGCGCCGAGTACATGAACGTGCTCGTCTCGTACATCTGCTACCGCGCGCTGTCGAAGGACAGCGAGTTCGCGAACGGCACGGTCGCCGCCCTGCACTATCAGGCGTTCGTCGACGCCGTGTCCAACAACAACCAGCAGACCACCGCTAACTCGCCGAACGCGAACCACGTATGACCGACCTCGACGAATTCCTGACGAAGGTTCTGCCGTTCGCTCCGGGCTGCCCGGAGCCGACCGCGTTTGAGCACATCCGGGCCACGGCGCGCGACTTCTGCGAGACGACGCGGCTGTGGCGTTTCGACGACACGTTCCAGCTCGGCGACGATCCGAACGTGATGTGCACGCCGCAGGACGCCGTGATCCACGAGATTGAGCGGTGCGACTTCAACGGCAAGAAGCTCGATCCGGCCTCGCTCGACTGGCTCGACGATCGCTATCCCGACTGGCGTTCGGACACCCAGCTTTGGACCGGTCAGCCGCAATTCTTCACGCAGGTGTGCCCGGACACGGTGCGCGTCGTGCCGGCGCCGCTCGAGCAAGGATCTGTGAAGGTGTGGCTGCGCCTGAAGCCGTCTGAGGACTGCGAGCAGCTTCCCGACTTCCTGTTCCGCGAGCACGGCACGACCATCTCGTGGGGCGCGCTCGGCTCGATCCTGATGCTGCCGAACCAGACGTTCTCCAACCCGAACATGGCCGTGTTCTTTCAGGGAAAATTCGACAACGCCCTCGGGCGGAAATCGAAGCTCCAAGCAGCCGGGCAGCAGCGCGCGCCCATCCGTACCAAGGCGACTTTCTTCTAAGGAGGCATCATGTCCGCCGCATCGAACTACACCGAAGATAACGTCATCAACGCGCTGCTGCGCGGGATTCCGTTTCCGCTGCCGAACAAGACGTACATTTCGCTGCATACCGCGGACCCCGGCGACACCGGCGCTGGCGAGGTCAAGCTTACGGACTGGCCGGGCTACGTGCGCCGCGCCGCCGAGGGCGATGCCGGCGCGATCGGTGATGGCTGGGCGCCGCCGAATGACGGCGTGTCGACGCTGCTGAAACAGGTGCTCTACCCGATGATGAACGGCGCGTCGGCCGTCACCATCACGCACTTCGGCATCTGGGACGCGGCGAACGGCGGCAACTACCTTTGCGGCGCCTCGCTCTACTCCTCGCGCACCCTCAACCCCGGCGACGTGTTCGTGTTCGACGTCGCATCGCTGACCGTGCGCATGCTGTAAGCCGATGAACCTCTACGCGCTCAACGAAACGCCGATCAACGGCTGGGCGACCCGCCAAGGCTTTGCCGAGGCGGCGATGCAGCTCGCCGTGACGGGCAAGAGCGCGAACGTTCTTCTCGGCGCAGGCCGCGCCGACATGGTGCTGAACGTGACCGGCAACGGCACGCGGCGCACCTTCGGCGCGGGCGCGGCAGACCTGGTTCTCAACGTCTCGGGCAACGGCACGCGCCGGACGTTCGGCACTGCGGATGCGTTGATGGAGCTGGCCGCCGCCGGCGACGGCAAGGTGACGCAGGTTGTCGGCGGCACGGCGACGCTGATGCTGACGTGGAACAAGGGGATCGGCGGCAAGCTCATCTACGGCGAAGGCGACGCGGCGCTGGAGCTCGACCTGCTGGGCGACGGCCGCGCGGCGACGGGACGGGCCGGCGAAGGTGCGGCGTTCATGTACCTGCTCGCCGATGGCTGGGGCTTGTCGCGCACGCCGCTGAAGGGCGACGGCCTCGCCGATATGTGGCTCTACCCGACGGGCGTGCCGCGCCTCATCACGCAAAACGGCGGCGCCGCCGAGATGATGCTGCGCGCTTCGGCGCGCGAACGCGTTGCTGCGCATGTCTACGGCAGCGGCGACGCGCGCATGCTGCTCGAGTTCCTGCGCACCGACCCGAATTCGTATCACCGCGTCGACGGCGCCGGCGGGGCCCTGTTGGAACTGGAATTCGACGTGCGCGACCAGCGTGTCGTCGTGCTGCCGGGCAGCTTCTACCCGGCGCCGCGCGCACGCGGCCTGCGCGTCGACCATGAAAACCGTGCGCTGCGCGTGCCCCGCCCGCAGCGCGAGCTCGCGATCGCGGAGGCATAATGCTCGGCATCTTCATGAAGCGTCCGGTCGATCAGCTCGACTACGACATCGATTTTTCGCGCTGGCTCGCGGACGGCGACACGATCGCAAGCGCGACGGCCGCCGTGCAGCCGGCCGACAGCATGGTCAGCGCCGCGCAGGTCGTCGTGCAGCCGGAAACCGTCAAGGTGTGGCTCATCGACGGCGTGAGCGGCAAGACCGCATCCGTCATCGTGACCGCGACCACGGCGCAGCGCCGCGTGAAGCAGGTCGAATTTCAGCTTCGAGTGCGCGACTGATATGAGCCTGAAACTGACCAACAACGGCGTGAGCAAGCTCGCGTCATCATTGGGGCCGGACGATACGAGCCTCGCCGTTCTCCCCGGCGATGGCTCGAAGTTTCCTGCGCTCGCCGCGGGTGACTGGTTCCCGGCCACGATCATCAAGTCGGACGCCTTCTCAGAGATCGTCAAGGTAACGGGCCGATCAGGCGACACGTTCACGATCGTGCGCGGCTTCGAAAGTACGGCCGTGCTTACCTTCTCACCGGGCGACCGCGTAGAGCTCCGCAGCACGGCTTTCAGCCTCCAGAACACCAGCGACGTCACGCCAGCCTCGGCGAACCTTGATCGCACCATCAATCTCCGCTCGCTGTACCAGATTCTCGACCTGCTCGAGCCGGTCGGAACGGTGAAGTATTGGGACAGCGACGATCCGCCGCCGCCGGGCTACTTCGTCTGCAACGGGCAAAACGGCACGCCCGACTGGCGTGACCGCTTCATCGTCGGCGCCGGCGCCAGCTATGCGCGCCGCGCGACGGGCGGCGCGAACACCGTGACACTCGGCCCCGAGCACATGCCGGTCCACAGTCACGGCGTTCGCGATCCGGGCCACGCGCACGGCGTCGCCGATCCGGGCCACAACCACTACGTCAATGATCCTGGGCACAACCACAACAACGGAATCTTCAGCCGGCTGCTGCGCCCCCCGTATCCCGGATCGATAACGGGCTCGGACACCGCCGGCAGCGGGTCGGAACAGGCGGTCGGCGGGGGAGACTCCGCAGACATCGTTCCATCGGGAACGGGCATCTGGCTCAACGGCTCCGGCACCGGGATCAGCATCTACGGCTCAGGCACCGGAATCTGGCTCGACAACGCGGGCGGCGGACAGACGCACGAGAACCGGCCGCCCTACGTCGCAATCCCGATCATCCGCAAGATGGTCACGGCAATCAGCACCTTGGGGTAACTTATGGCACTGAAACTCGCGAACAACGCAATCAGCAAGCTCGCCGGCGCTGTCGCGGCGAACGCGACGAGTCTTGCGCTCACGCCCGGCGATGGCGCGAAGTACCCGGCGCTCGGCGCTGGCGACTGGTTCCCGCTCACCGTGGTCAAGAGCGACGGATCATACGAGGTCATGCGCTGCACGGCGCGCAACGTCGACACGCTCACCGTCTCACGGGCGCAGGAAAGCACGGCCGCGCTTGCGTTCGCGGCCGGCGATCGCGTCGAGCTGCGGTTCACGTCGCTTGCGGCCTTCAACCTGCCGTATCTGCCGAGCTCCGGCGGCACGGTAGCAGGCCCCATGATCCTCGCCACGCCGGGCGCCAACAGCTCGCTCGAGATCGGCGATCCGGGTTTCGCGAATACGCCTTTCATCGACTTCCACTCGGCCGGCACGAACAACGACTACGACGTTCGCATGATCGCGAGCGGCGGGAACGCGACTCCGGGCAACGGAGCACTGGACGTCTTGGCTTTCTCCACTCGGTTCGGCGGACACATCCGTATCAAGAAGGGGTTCTTCCTCTACGCACTGGATGGCGCATCAGAGCGGCAGCTTATCGGGATGTCCAACGATGCCACTCCTAACGTCGACATCATTAACTCGGCAGCGGGCAAGATTCGCTTTATCAACCAAGCGTATAACGCCGAGCTGCTGACCTGCGATAACAACGGCAACGTGTGGGTGCTTGGCAACATCGTCGGTTTCTCCGACCGCCGCCTGAAGTCGAACATCAAGCGCATCAAGGGCGCGATGGCGAAGGTGCGCGAGCTGGTCGGCGTGACTTTCACGCGGCGCCGGTCGAAGGACAAGAGCCGGCACATGGGGTTCATCGCCCAGGACGTCGAGCCGATCGTGCCCGAGGTCGTGCGCACCGACGAGAAGGGCATGAAGTCGATCGCCTACCCGAACCTGACCGCGCTCCTCGCCGAGGCGTTGAAGGAGCTCGACGAGCGCGTGACCGAGCTGGAGGCGAAGCAATGACCATCCCTACGTCAGGTTGGCTCGGCCTCGACCGCATCAAGGTCGAGCTCGCGATGGACGGGCTCAACCCGCCTGCCAACGACATCAACAACGGCTGGTTTCGCTTGCTGGCAAATCGCCAAGGCGATCGGCAGCCGATCGACTTCGGCGCGTTCCGCGGGCGCGGCTGCCGTTTCGACGGTAACGCGGGCGTCTACGATCCGGGCGGCACTGGCGAGATGTGGCAATTCGACCCGCGCATGCCGTTCTTCAATGCCACGCTCGCCTCTCTCCAGATGGTGTTTCAGCGGCAAGCGCGGCGCTACGACGCGCTCGTCGAAATGTGGGGCGATCCGGGCACGCGGGTGCCGATCTTCGTTCAAAATGCCACGACGGGTATCGCGTATCGGTTCACCTATTCGGGCGACGGCACCTACTACTACATGAACAACGTCGACGGCAATTTCATGCGCTACGGTAGCGGCGACTGGTTCATGATCGTCCCGGATATGCGGTAAGATACGGACGTGCCGCACCGGGATTCTCTCCTCTCTCCTTGCGCCCGCCGGCACCCATGATGACCAACCCCTCGCACATCGTCCGCTCATCACGCTGAAGCCTCCCGCTCAAGGCTTCCGTGTGACTTCGACGATTGCGAGGGATTCATGGCTCTCAAGCTCTCCAACAATGCGGTCGGCATTCTCGCCGGCACGCTTGACCCCGACAGTACGACGCTCGCGCTGCAACCCGGACAGGGTGCCGCGTTCCCCGTTCTTTCCGCTGGCGATTGGTGCCCTGGAACGCTGGTGCACTCGACCGGCACTGTCGAGGTCGTGCGCGTAACCGCGCGCAGCAACGACAGCTTTACCATCGAGCGTGCTCAGGAAGGCACCGCGCCGCAGCAGTTCAACCCCGGTGACCGCTTCGAGCATCGGCTCACGGCCGGCGCGCTGATGTCGATCGTCGGCGACGTCAATGGTCTGTCGGCTGCATTCGCGCGGATTCAGCCGCGCGTCGGCGACCTGAAAATCTGGACGGGCGCTATCGCCGACATCCCGGCCGTACATGGTCCGGGCTGGCATCTGGCGGACGGGCAGAACGGCACCATCGACCTGCGCGACAAGTTCATCGTCGCGGCGGGCGGCTCTTACGCACCCGGCAACACCGGCGGCGCCGCAACCGTGGCGCTGACCGCGGCGCAGATGCCGCAGCACAATCACGGCGTGAATGACCCCGGCCACGCGCACGGCGTGAGCGATCCGACGCACGCCCACAGTGTCTACGATCCGGGGCACTCGCACGGCCACAACACGGCGGCGCTGACGCCCTCGAGCACGGGCGGCGGTGCATTCCAGATCAACGGCTATGCGGGCGGCACGATCAACGCGGCGGCTACTGGCATCAGCATCTACGGCGCCGGCACGGGCATCAGCATTCAGGGCTCGGGAACGGGCATCAGCACGCAGAACGCCGGCAGCGGCGCTGTACACGAGAACCGGCCGCCCTACTACGCGCTCGCGATCATCCAGTACACGGGAGCCTGACTATGGCTCTCAAGCTCTCGAACAACGGCGTCGGGTTTCTGGCCGCCGCGCTGGCCGCCAACGGCGATACGGTCGCGCTTCAGCCAGGACAAGGCGCGACGTTCCCCTCCCTGTCCGCCGGCGATTGGTGTCCCGGCACGCTCGTCGACGCCGCCGGCCACGTCGAGATCGTGCGCGTCACCGCGCGCTCGAACGACACGTTCACCGTGCAGCGCGCGCAGGAGGGTACGCAGGCGCTTGCGCTCCAGCCCGGCGACCGCTTCGAGCACCGCCTGACCGCCGGCACGCTCACGGCGATGTTCAGCGCCCTGACGGCGGCTATCAAGCAGATTCGGCCGCGCGTGGGCGACATCAAGGTGTGGCGCGGCGCGATCGCGGACATCGCGACGGTGCACGGGCCCGGCTGGCAGCTCGCGGACGGAACGAACGGCACGAACGACCTGCGCGATCGGTTCATCGTCGGCGCCGGCACGTCGTATGCGCCGGGCGCGACGGGCGGCGCCAACACGGTCGTGCTCGCCGCGAGCCAGATGCCGGCGCACAACCACGCCGTATCCGATCCGGGGCACGCTCACGGGGTAAGCGACCCGAGCCATGCGCATAGCGTCTATGACCCCGGCCACGCGCACAACACGAACTCGAACTACTACAACATCGGCGCGTCGGGCTTCGGAACCGTGACGCCGTACAACGGCAGCGGTCAGGTCGTGTCCGGCGGCGCCGTGCTCACCGGCTATACCGGCATCGGCATCTATGGCGCCTACACTGGGATCGCGATCCAGGGCGCTTACACCGGCGTCAGCACGCAGAACGCGGGCGGCGGGGCAGCGCACGAGAACCGGCCGCCGTATTTCGCGCTGGCGTTCATCGAGTACACCGGGATCGGAGTGGTCGACCCTCTGGCATCTTGACAGGTTGACGCCCTTGGTGTCGCACTGTGCCGCACTGTACAATGCGGCAGGCGCGTTCCATCGAGGGGTTTGAATGACCATCATCAAGATCACCGGGTTCTCGGGAGAAATCCCGCGCCTTGTGCCGCGCCTGCTGCCCGACACCGCCGCGCAAAACGCGACCAACGCGCGGCTCGAGTCGGGCGGCCTCTCGCCCTACCGCAAACCGAAGTTCACGGCGCGGATCAGCGACATTCCCGCCGGCCAGATCAAGACGATCTACCGGGATGGCCCGACGTGGCTGGCGTGGGACAAGCCGGTCTATGTGGCGCCGGGCCCGGTCGCGGCGGATCGGCTCTACATTTTCGGCGATGGTGCGCCCAAGATGAAGGTCGGCGCGACGACCTACCCGCTCGCTGTCCCCCAGCCCAGCGTCGCGCTGAACGCCGCGACGAGCGGCACCGGCACCGGCGACGTGTTCACGCGCGTCTACGTCTACACGTTCGTGACCGGGTTCGGCGAGGAGTCGGAGCCCTCGCCCATCTCCAATCAGGTGAACTGGCAATCGGGACAGACCGTCACCCTCTCCGGCTTTCAGGCGGCGCCCGCCGGCCGCAACATCACGAAGCAGCGCATCTATCGCTCGCAAACGAGTCTTTCGGGCACGGACCTCTATTTCATCGCCGAACGTGACGCATCTGCTGCTAACTTCGTCGATAATGTGCCATTGGCCCAGCAAAACGAGCCGCTGCCGTCGCTGGAGTGGAACGCGCCGCCGAACGACCTCACCGGCCTTATCTCGCTCCCCAACGGCATGATGGCCGCGTTCCGTGGGAAAGAGCTCTGGTTTTGCGAGCCGTGGCGCCCGCACGCGTGGCCGGAAAAGTACGTGCTGACGATGGATTACAACATCGTCGCGCTCGGCGCCTACGGCACGACGATCGTGGTCGCGACGGACGGCCAGCCCTACATCGTCTCCGGCGCGTCGCCGGACACCATGTCGCAGGAAAAGCTAGAGCTCAACCTTCCCTGCATCAACGCGCGCGGGCTCGTCGACCTCGGCTATGCGATCGCTTACCCGTCGCACGACGGCCTCGTTGTCGCGTCCTCGGCCGGCGCGCGCGTCGTGACCGACCAGCTCATGACGCGCAACGACTGGCTGAAAACCGCGCCAGATCGGTTCGTGTCCGGCCAGTTCTTCGGCCGCTACCTCGCCAGCTACGAGTACATCGACCCGTCCGGGCAGGCGCGGCGCGGCAGCTTCATCATCGACCTGACCGGTCAAGAGGCGTTCCTGCACCGCACGAACTACAAGGCGGATGCCACGTGGTACGACATCAGCGACGGCAAGCTGTACCTCTGCATGGGGCAGGACGTCTACGAGTGGGATGCGCTGGACAGTGAAAACGAAATCCTCGTGTGGCGCTCGAAGCAGTACGTCATCCAGAAGCCCACGAATTTCGGCGTGATCCTGATCGAAGGATCTGTGCTGATGACGCCCGAGGAAGAAGCGGCCGAACAGGCGGCGATCGACGCAGCCAAGGCGTACAACGACAGCATCTTCGGCAATGCCAGCATCGGCGGCGAGATCAACGGCGCCGCGCTCAACGTCTATCCGATCAACGGCGACGCGCTGAAGCGGATCGAATCCAGCCGCTTCGTGTCGGCGACGATCTACGCGGATGGCAAGCCGGTCGCGACAGTGAGCAAGCTCAACCGGACGTGCCGGCTGCCGTCCGGCTTCCTCGCGCAGACGTGGGAAGTGGAAGTCAGCGCGAACGCGGACATCGCGCAGGTGACGCTCGCCGGCACCGGCGCAGAACTGGCAGGAGTGTGACATGGCACGTGGCGACCTCAACGCAAGCCAAACCGGGCCGAATTCGCGCGGCGACGCGCTGACCGACCGCCCCGTAGAAACCGCGATCGTGCGGGTGCTGGTCAACAAGTTCGGCCTGTCCGAGCGCACGGTGCAGGCGATTCAAGAGCTGGCGGGCCTGCGCGGGCAACTCACGGATGGATCGCGCCCGCGCGAAGCCGTGCGGCACGAGGATTTGAGCGCTATCGCGCGCATGAGCGAGATGAAGTCGAAGCAGGTCAACGGGCCGCCGACCGCCGCCGACTTCAACGCGCTGCGCGACGACGTGCGCATGCTGTTCGAGGCGATGCGCACGATCGCGCAGCGTCTTTAACCGTGTCCGCAGTGGTGCGAAAAAGCTAGAATGGTGCGACTTTCTTACCGCGACGTGCTATGAACCAACTGATCTACGACGACGAGACGAGTGACAGGCTGATCGCATGGGCGAAGGATCGCATCGGCGTTCCCGCGTTCCGGCCGGATGCGCGCGCGATCGGTCAGGAGCGCAACGGCGAGCTCAATGCTGTCGTGGTGTTCGACGGCTTCTCGACCGTCGACTGCAACATCCACATCGCCAGCGACGGCTCGCGCCACTGGCTGACGCGCGAGTTTTTGGCCGCCGCGTTCGCCTACCCGTTCATCCAGTGCGGATTGCGGCGCGTCACCGGTCTGGTGCCGGCGCGGAACGTCGACGCGCTGAAGTTCGACGAGCACCTTGGTTTCCGGCGCGAGGGATACCACCCGCGCGCCGCTCACGATGGCGACCTCGTGTCGCTCGGCATGCTGCGAGAGTGGTGCCGCTTCATCCCCCCGGAGTCCCGACATGCTTGAAAATGCCATCTGGGCCGGCCTGATCGCCGCGCTGATCGTCTACCTGCTGCCGTTCCTGTTCCCGCCTGTCGACACGCAGGCCGTCACGGTCGAAGGATTCGAGCTGCCCGTCGAGCGCGAGAAGCCCGTGCGCAAGGCATGGGAGGAGTACGTTTTCTTCAAGAAGGACGCCGGCGACGCGCCGCCGCCCGACCCGAACATCGGCAAGGCCGCGCTCGAGGAAATGCAGCTCGGCCGCGACTTCCTCGACTTCTCGAAGTCTCAGTTCGACGTCGCGAGCGCGCGGCAGGCCGAGCTCGACGAGCTGACGAGGAAGGTCACGGATCAGCAGCTCGCGACGCAGGATCAGGCGAATGCGTGGGCCCGCGAGGACCGCCAGCGCTATAAGGACGTGTTCCAGCCGCTCCAAGACGAATTCGTTCAGACGGCGAAGAACTACGACAGCCCTGAGCGTCAGGAGCAGATGGCCGCCGAGGCGCAGGCGGACGTCCAGCAGGCCGCGAAGCAGGCGAACGCAGCCAACACGCGGCAGATGGCGAGCATGGGTATCAACCCGGCGAGCGGCCGATTCCAGGGCGTCACGCGCGCGCAGGACACGTTGACGGCGCTCAACTCGGCGGGCGCTGCGAACACGGCGCGGCAGCAGGTGCGCGACAAGGCGCTCGCGCTGAAGGCGGACGCGATCAACGTCGGCTCGGGCTTGCCGTCGAACGCCGCAACGGCCGCCGGGCTCGGCCTGAACGCCGGCAACTCGGCGACTGGAAACGCAGGCGCGGCGAACGCGAACTTCCGCGCAAACGTCGGTATCATGGGCCAAGGCTACACCGGCGCGATGCAAGGTCTGCAAGGCGGCGCCGGCGTCCTGAACCAGCAGTACAGCACTCAGGGCAGCATCTGGGCGGCGCAGCAGCAGGCAGCCTCGCAGAACTCGTCCGGGCTTATGAGCGGGCTCGGCACCATCGCAGGCGCTGGCATCATGGCTTTTTAAGGAGAGAGAGAACGTGAAAGAGATCATCGAGCGGCACGAGCGCATCGCACTGCAATTTTCCGGCGGCAAGGATTCACTCGCGCTGCTGTACCTGATGCGGCCGTATTGGGACCGCCTCACCGTCTACTGGCTCGACACCGGCGACAGCTTCCCGGAGACGCGCGAGCTCGTCGAGCAGATCGAGGGCATGGTGCCGCGCTTCGAGCGCATCGAGGGCTGCCAGCCCGCCGTGATCGCGCAGTTCGGCATCCCGTCCGACATCGTTCCGGCGAATGCGACGCCGATGGGCATTGCGGCGAAGGGCGCCCGCGTGCTGATCCAGGACCGCTACTCGTGCTGCATGCGCTCGCTGATGCTGCCGATGCACGAGCAGATGAAGGCGGACGGCATCACGCTCGTGATCCGCGGGCAGAAGGCGTCCGACAAGATGCGCGCGCCGATCAAGTCGGGGCATGTCGAGGACGGCATCGAGTACCTGTTCCCGCTCGAGGGCTGGGACGACAGCCGCGTGTTCGCGTTCCTGCACGAGCAGGGCGTCGCGCTGCCGCGCTACTACGAGGTCATGCGCGCGTCGCCGGATTGCATGACGTGCTCCGCGTATTGGGAGGACGGCCGCGCCGCGTACCTGAAGCACTACCATCCCGAGGCGTATGAGGAGTACCAGCGGCGCCTCAACGCGATCAGCGACGCCACGGCCGAGGCGATCGTGCACTTCAATATGGAGATCGGATGAGCGACGAGGACGATGGCTCGGGCATCTCATCAGCCGACATTGAGGCGAGCCTCGAGAGATTGAGGCAGCAGCAACTGGCGCAAGACGAGGAGACGGCCCGGCAGCGTGAGGCTATCGGTAAGAACTCACGCCCGCAATCCGGTGGGATCGGTGACTTCCTGAATTCCGTCGGCAAATCGATGATGAACGCGCAATCGTTCACTCCATCCTCATCGGGAGCTGTCGGGGGTGCCGGGTTTGCAGGCGCATCCGCGCCTGCGATTGGCGCCGGCACTGGAGAAGGCGCGACAGGGCTGTTTGGAATCGGCGGCATGGGTGAAATGGCTGGTGGTGCTGGAGGTTCGGGGCTGTTCACGCTGGGCGGCGCAAGCGGAGGTGCCGGCGCTGGCGGCGCAGCGTCAAGCGGCATCGGTGGCGCTGTTTCTGCCGGCGGACCATACGCTGCGGCTGCTATCGCGGCTCTGGCTGGACGCCAGTACATGATTAACACCGATCGCGAGAAGCAATCGGACATTCTTACCGGACAAGGCCCCGTCAGACACCTTGGCTTCCTCGGTGAGAAAATCGACAAGCTTCCAGCGGGGAAACCGCTGGGCAAACAGGTCGCCGCGCTGGGGAAAATGATGTCGCTGCGACCGAGCGGCTTCAAGGACCATATCGTGGCCTCGATGCCGTGGAACATGATCAAGGACATTTTCTAGGGGTTCACGCATGGCTAACTACGGCATCGGTATCGGCGCGTTCGCGCAAGGGCTCATGCAGGGCGTAGCGCTCGGCAAGCAGTTCCGCGACGCGAAGAAGCAATGGGACGCGGAAGCGGCGACCAAAGAGGCGATGGACGCCGCGAAGGCTGAACGCGAGGACGCGATCAAGGCCGAACAGGCACGCATCATCGGGCTGGGGCCGCAAGGTCCGCAGGGCCCGGCCGCGCCGCCGGCGCCGGACATCAACGCCGCGCCGGCCACGACGCAGCCCGTCGACATGAGCACGCCGAGCGCGACGCCCCTGCCCGCGCAGCAGCCCAGCGCAGCGCCGGCCGCCGCTCCCGAGGCGCCCGCTCCGACGCCCGCGCCCGCACAATCCCCACAGATTCCGCCCGACGCGATGAAGGGCACGCCGATGGCGGACAGCGGCGGCATGGCGCCCGCGCCGACGCCCGCCGAAGCTGTAAGCGCCGCGCGCGCAGTGGACAAGCCGGCGCAACGCGACGCGACCGCATCGATTGCCGCCGCGCCGGTCGTCCAGGCAGCTACGCGCGGCCTCAACGGCGGCGAGCCGATGACCGAGGCGCAGGCCCGCGCGCTCGCCGAGAAAAGCGCGCCGAGCGTGATGGACTTCTTTCGGAAGAAGGGCGTTCCGAAGATCGCCGAGACGTACCTCGCGCAGGGCGACCCCGCGAAGGCTCAGGCGTGGACGGATTGGGCGGACACGCAGGAGAGCAAGCGAAACATGGCGCTGTGGGCCAAGGCGTGGCGCGCGACGCAGATGGGCGACATTGAGGGCGCGGCCGATCACTTCATGGACCTCTACAAGAGCTACAACGACGGCGTGACGCCCGTGTCCAAGGAGGTCGTCAAGGACAAGGACGGCAACGTCACGGGCTTCAACGTCAAGCTCAAGGTCGACGCGACCGGCGAGGCGCGCACTACCTTCGTCGACAAGAACCAGATGCTCGAAATGGGGCTCGCGGCGCTGTCGCCGCCGCAGATGTTCGAAATGGCGTGGAAGCGCCAGCAGACGCAGGACGCGGCGAAGGCAAAGGTCGCCGAGAAGATCGGCGAGGCGAAGCTGAAGCTGGCGACCGACACGGCGCTCGAAAACCAGCGCCAGAAGGGCCGCGAACGGCTCGAGGACAAGCGCGCCGAAAACAACCTCGATCGCGACGCGCAAAAGAGCAAGCTCGACGCGGAGACGCGCCGTAACAAGGTGCAGGAGGAGCTCGATGCGAAGGTCGCCGCGCTGAAGAACGGCGGCTATTCGGACGAGTTCATCAGCAGCGCACTTCCGTCGATCCTGGGGATCGACCAGTACAAGCGCTCGACGTCCCCGGATGAGGCAAAGCGCCTCGCGTTCGGCGATCGGATGAAGAACGACCCGTCCTTCGCTCGCCTGCCGGTCGACAAGCAGCGCGCGCTGATCGAGCAGGACATGGCGATCATCTACGGCGGGATGAAGCCGACCGACGCCCCGGCCGGCGCGCCGGCGCCTGCATCCGGCGCCGCGCCGGGCGCAGCTCCGGCGAGCCCGGCCGCGCGCGGGTTGCCGGTGCTCGATACGAAAACGGGGAAGATCGTCTACCGCTGATCTCCTCCCCTCTGGTTTGATTGCCGCACCATTCGATATAGAATCGAACCACTGCGCCGATCATGACTAGAGGGGAGCCCGTGGCTAAGAATTCGTTTTTGCAGACGCCGAGCGCCGGCGACATCGAAGAATTGTTCACCGAAGGCGCGAACGACCTCTCGCGCCTGTCTCTGCCGAGCTTCCCCGGCACCCCCGCGACCAACACCCAGACGCCCCAGCAGCCGGACGCGCCCGCCCCTGCCGCGAGCGCGCCGGCCGCGCCCGCCGCGCCGAGCCGCCCGGCGCCGACGCGCGATGACCTGATCCGCCGCGCGACCGAGCTCGGCGTCGACCCGAAGCTCGCGCTCGAGATTCACGGGCTGGAGTCGTCGAGCAACTGGAACAGCAAGGACAGCAACAAGGGCGCGGTCGGCGGCATGCAGGTGATGCCCGACACGTACAAGCTGATGATGGGCACCTACGCGGGCCAGCGCGATCCGTGGAACAACATGGAGGCGGGCCTGCGCTACATCGCCTACGGCCAGAAGAAGCTCGGCACGACCGACCCGGCGCTGCTGGCGGCCGGCTATCAGTCGGGCTACGACCGCGCCTCGCTGAAGCGCGGCGAAATCCCGAACACGACGGACGGCGGCATGACGACGCGCGCGTATGCCGCGCGGATCGCGAGCCGCGTCGGCGCGGGCGGCGGCGCGCCGGTCGCGGGCAACAGCGCCCTCGACCTGCAATCGCGCCTCGATGCGCAGGAGCCGGGCCGCTACAAGGTGCTCGACCCGAACGAAGCCAGCCGCCTCGGCCTCCAATCGCAACTCGATCAGGAGGAGCCCGGCCGCTTCAAGGTGCTGACGCAGCAGGAGCTCGACAAGCTGCCGGCCAGCGCGTTCCAGTCGGACGCAGCGCCGCAGAAAGACGCGTCGCTTTGGGACAACGTGACGGACGTTGCGAAGAACCTGAAGGTCGGCGCGAACATGGCCGCTCAGGACGTGCGCGAGCTCACTAGCCGCGTGCCGGTCGTCGGCAAGCCGTTCGTTGAGGCGATGGATGCTGTCGACCGCTGGACGCACCCGCAGAACACGGGCGACCTCATCACCGGCAAGGGGCCGATCAAGGGTTCCGACGATCTCCTGAAGCGCGATACCGCCCAGATGGTCGCCAGCATGACGCCGCAGATGCGCGGCGCGCTCGAGAAGCGCTGGTGGGATGACGAGAAAGGCACGTTCGGGCCCGCCTGGAAGGACTGGCGCAGCTATTCGGGCGGCCTGCTGCAATCGCTGCCCGAGATGGGGGTCACGATGGCGCCGGGCATGGTGCTCGCGAAGGCAACCTACCTTGCGAAGGTCGGTCAGGTCGGCGTGCAGGCTGCGTCGCGGGCCGCGGCGCGCACGGCAATGATCTCCGGCATGCTGGCCGAGGGCAGCCTTGGCGGTGCGCAGTCCGCGCGCGAAGTGCGCGACCAGATCAACGAGCTGAAGCCCGAAGTGCTCGCGACGTCCGAGGCGTTCCAGCAGTTCAAGGCGCAGGGCATGACCGACGAGCAGGCGCGTGCCGCGCTCGCCGATGATGCAGCGACGCGCGCGTTCATTACCGCAGGCGTCGCGACCGGCATCTTCGGCGGCATGGGCGACCGCGCGCTCGCGAAGATCGTCACCGAGAAGGTCAGTCAGAGCACGCTGAAGCGCATCGTCTCCGGCGCAGCGCGCGGCGCGCTTGCCGAAGGTTTCCTCGAGGAGCTGCCGCAGAGCGCGCTCCAGCAGGTCGCGCAGAACGAGGCCATGCAGAAGGCCGACAAGAACGTGTCGCTCGGCCATGACGTGGCGAACCAGGCGCTCGGCGGCCTCGCGATCGGCGGCCTGCAAGGCGGCGGCATGGGGATGGTCGGCGGCGCGCGCAACCTGAACCGCGACGGCGTGCCGGGCGGCGAACCGGCGCCCGCAGCCGCACCGCAGCCGGCCGCGCCCACGCCCACCGCACCGGCCCAGCCGGCACCGGCCGCAACGGGCCCGATCGGCCGCGCGATGGAGCGCGCGAATGGTCCCGCGCCCGCACCGGCACCCGAAGCCGCGGCGCCGGCTGGAAGCGGTCAGATTGTCGTCGGCGACGACGGGCAGCAGTACCGCCTGACGACCGGCCCGGATGGCGTGACGTTCGAGCCGATCGCCGAGGAGGCGGCAGCGCCCGACGCGCAACAGCCGGCAGCGACCGCGCCGGCCGCTGAAGCCGCGCCGGCGCCAGCCGAGGATCGCGCGCCCACCGTCAAGGAAGCGATGGACGGCATGGGCGGCGGCATCGTCGATGGCCTCTACGATCATCTCTGGCAGCGCGTCGAAGCCGGCAAGACCAACGAGCAGGATGGCTGGGCGCCCTCGCCCGTGCTCCAGGCGGCGAAGGTGCTGCGCAATCAGGGCGTCGAGCTCACGCGCGACACGTTCCCCGAGTTCGCCCGGAAGCTCGACAGCGCGATCGAGGGCAAGAAGGGCGCCGAGTATCAGGCCGCGATCCGCGGCGTGATGGCCGAGTACGCGCCGAAGAATGCCGCGCCCGCGCCGGCCGCGCCCGAGACGAAGCCGGAAACGAAGGCCGCCGCGCCCAGCGCCCCCGCGCCGAAGGCAGCCGAGCGCCCGATGACCGACTGGAGCGAGACGGAGCTGCGCGACCGCCTGCGCTACCTGACGAAGCAGGCCAAGACGAACGGCGGCTGGAACAAGATGCTCACGGCCGAGCGCGCCAAGGTGTCGCGCGAGATCGACCGCCGCAACGAGGGCGCGCCCGCGCCGGCCGAGCCCGTGACCGCCGCGCCGATCGAGCAGCAGGCCGAAGAAGCGCCGGCGACGACCGCGAGCGGCGCGTATCTGGATCGCGGCGACGCGAACCGCGCGGCGATCAGCGCCGCCGAGCGCGACGGCCGCGTGTTCACGGTCGTGCCGCGCGAGGAGGACGGCCGCACCGTTTTCGACATCAAGCCGCAGGAGGCCGCCAATGCTGGAACCGCTGTCAGTGCAGATCGGACTGGTGCTGATGAGCAGGCTCGCGCATCCGTTCAATCGGAGCCCGAGCCCGCTGCCGCTCAACCCGGTAGCGCGAGCGCTTCGGCTGAACCTGTTGCTGGAAATGTCGCCGCCGAGCAGCAACCGGCTCCAGTAAAGGACGCCTATGCGGGTAAGTGGTTCGGCTCGCGCGAGAAGGCGCAGGGCTTCCTCGACAAGAAGAAGGCCGGCGAGACGCACGAGATCGTGCAGACGGGCAAGGTGCGGTTCGAGATCAAGCCGAAGGTCGCCGAAGGAATGGAGCGCTTCGCGCCCGAGTCCGGCACGCTCGGCATTCCGCGCGCAGAAATGCCGCAGGTGCCGACGCAATCGCACGGCGCGCTCGTCAACCACCTGAACGCGCAGGGCATCGAGCACGAAACGAAGATGGTGCCGGCGGCCGAGCTGAAGCCGACGCAGGCCGAGTTCTCGCCCGAGAAGGTCGAGCAGGCCAAGGATGCGACCGGCGACCGCGCCGTGATCGTGTCGAACGACGGGCACATCATCGACGGGCACCATCAGGTGCTCGCCGCGCAGGAGGAAGGCAAGGACGTCAAGGCGATCGTGCTCGACGCGCCGGTCGACAAGGCGCTCGACGCCGTGAAGAATTCGCCGAGCGCGCAGCAGGCAGCCGACGACGCGGCGGCCCGCTGGGCCCGCGCGACCGACACCGAGCGCGCCGCGTTCCTCGCGCGCGCTGGCTACGGCGAGTCCGGTAAGCTGAACCTCGCCGGCCGCCGGCTGCTGCGCACGCCGCTCGACCAGATGCGGCCGTCGACGCGTGGCCGTGTCGAGTCCGCCATGCAGGTCCGCACCGCGCCGGCCGCCCCGGCCGCGCAGCCCACGGCGGAGCAATCGAGGCGCGCTCAGATCGATGCACAATTCGCCGAGAACCGCGCCGCGCTGCCGCAATTCAAGAAGGGGATGCGCGTCGAATTCACCCAGCAGGGAGAGTTCAAGCAGCCGGACGGCACGACCCGCGTAGGCCGTCTTGTCACGGGCACCGTGGAGGCGATTCAGGACAAGGATCAGGGCATCGTCAAGGTCAAGGAAGATGGCGGCGGCACCTGGAGCGTCGGCGCCCGTATGCTCCGCGCTGCCGACACGGAGAAGCCGGCCGCCGAGGCCGTCACGGCTGAATCGTTCAACGTGCGCGAAACCGAGAAGCCGGGCCGCTACGAGGTCCGCCGCGGCGAGGAATCCGTCGCGACCTTCAGCATCAGCGATGCTCACAAAGTGGCCGGCGTTAAGTACGCATCCGACGACCTCACGCAGCGCGACGCGATCGTTGACGCGGCGCGCGCGTTCACCCAGCAGCGCACGCAGGCCGCCAACGATGCGGCGCCGACCGAGCCGACGCCGCCGAACGGCACCGACCGTTTCGCCGGCAACAAGCTGTTCACGTCGGACAAGGTGGAGGCCGCGCGCGCGCGCCTGAAGTCGAAGCTCTCCGGCTCGCAGCTCAACAGCGGCATCGATCCCGAAGTCGTGATGGACGGCATGACGATCGCCGGCGCCTACATCGAGTCTGGGGTGCGGGATTTTGCCGCATACGCCAAGGCGATGACCGACGACCTCGGCGACGCCGTGAAGCCCTACCTGCTGTCCTTCTGGGAAGCGGCGCGCAACTACCCCGGCCTCGACGCCGAGGGCATGACCAGCGTTCAGGAATCGAAGCGCCTGCACGACGAGCTTATTGCGTCGCAATCGGCGTCGTCTACAATGCAATCGAAGGAGGTTGCTCAAAATGACGGAAACGCAACTGCTGGAGCTGCTGACGAAAGCGCTCCTGAACAAGGCGCCGGACGCGTATCGCCGGATGAAGGCGGACGGGACGCTGGACGCGTACCTGAGCAACCTTCTGGCAACGACGCTGGAGGCGATCGCGGAGGCGCGGCAAAGCGCAATCGGCAATCTCGTGACGCAGGGGAACCCGCAGTACGAGGAGCAACCGCTGAAGCGGACGCAGGCGATCAACATGGCCGAGAAATCGGCCGAGGAGATCGCGCTGGCGCAGGCGATGGAAACGATCGAGGCGCTGTCAGCCGAGTCGGCGACGACTACCGCGTAAAGCCGGGCGAGCTGAAGCGCGCCGGCTCGTGGCGCGCGACCGCCGAGCAGAACGTCCGCATCGTCGAGCTCGTGAAGCAGCTCGAGCAGGAAGGCCGCCGGCCGACGCCGGACGAGGCCGCGCTGCTGACGAAGTTCACGGGCTGGGGCGCATCCGAGATCGCGAACGGCATCTTCCCCGACCGCTACGGCCGTTTCAAGGATTCGCAGTGGCAGGCGCTCGGCGAGCGCCTGAAGGCCGCGCTCACGCCCGAGCAGTACGAGCAGGCGAAGCGCACGACGCAGTACGCGCACTACACCAGCGAGGGCGTGATCCGCTCGATCTACGACGGCCTGCGCCGCCTGGGCTTTGCCGGCGGCAAGGTGCTCGAGCCGGGCATGGGTATCGGCCTGTTCAAGGGGCTGATGCCCGACAGCATGGCCGCGACCAGCCAGTACACGGGCGTCGAGTACGACGCGCTGACCGGCGCGATCGCGAAGCTGCTGTATCCGCAGAGCAACATCATCGTCGGCGACTTCACGAAAACCGCGATGCCGCGCGAGTTCTTCGACGCGGCGATCGGCAACCCGCCCTTCGCGTCCGTCGTCGTGACGAATGACCCCGAGTACAAGAAACAGGGGTTCATGCTGCACGACTACTTCTTCGCCAAGACCATCGACCGCGTGAAGCCGGGCGGCATGCTCGTGTTCGTCACCAGCAAGGGCACGATGGACAAGGCGAGCGACCGCGCACGCCGCTACCTCGCCGACCGCGCGAACCTGATCGGCGCCATGCGGCTGCCGCAGACCGCGTTCAAGGACAACGCCGGCACGGAAGTCGTGACCGACGTGCTGTTCCTCCAGAAGCGCGGCGCCGGCGTCGAGGACAACGGCGTGAAGTGGCTCGGCACGGCCGAAGTGCAGACGCCGCAGGGCCCGGCCCAGATCAACGAGTATTTCGCCGCGCACCCGGAAATGGTGCTCGGCGCGCACGCGCTGACCGGCAGCATGTACCGCGCCAACGAGTACACCGTCGTTCCCGAGCCGGGCGTCGACATGGACGCCGCGTTCGCGAAGGCGATCGCCAACCTGCCCGAAGGCGTCTACCAGCCGGGCGCGAAGAACCCGGCCGCGTCGAAGGCCGTGGCGCTGGAGCGCGATTTCAACCCGACCCATAAGAAAGAGGGTGGGCTGTACGTCGGCGACAGCGGCAACCTGATGCAGGTCGACAGCGGCACGGGCGTCGAGATGACGCACCGCCGCGGCGCGGACGGCAAGCAGATCGCGTTGAAGCCGGCCGACAAGGCATTCCTCAAATCGTGGGTGGGCCTGCGCGACGCGCTGAAGCAGGCGCAGCTCGACCAGCTCTCTGACGGCGCATGGGAACAGTCGCTCAAGGCGCTCGGCGAAGCATACGACGCGTTCACGGCGAAGCACGGCAACCTCCTCGCCTACTCGACGATCACGCGGACGGCCGAGGACGGCACGGAGACGGTGACGAAGCGGTTCAAGAACGACCCGCTGCTGCGCCTGGACGTCGACGGCGCCCTCGCCTACTCGCTGGAGCACATCAAGGAGAACGGCGAGATCGTCAAGGCGCCGGTCCTGTCCGAGCGCGTGCTGCAACGGCCGCGCGAGCCCGAGATCAAGACGACGAACGACGCGATGTTCGTGTCGCTCAACAACAAGGGCGTGCTCGACCTCGACGACGTGGCGCGCCTGTCGAGCATGAGCCGCCAGGACGTCATCGACGCGCTCGGCACCTCGATCTACGAAGACCCGGCGAAGGGCTGGCAGACGTCGGACGCGTACCTTTCGGGCAACGTCGTGCGCAAACTCGCCGAGGCGCAGGCCGCCGCGCGCAGCGACCGCAAGTATCAGCGCAACGTCGAGGCGCTGCTGGCCGTGCAGCCGAAGCCGCTCGGCCCGACCGACATCACGGTGAAGCTCGGCCAAAACTGGATTCCGGCCAGCGACGTCGCCGCGTTCGCGAGCGAGGCGCTGAACGAGAACATCGACGTCAGCTACAACTCGCGGCTCGGCAACTGGTCGGCAGAGCAGACCGGCTCGAACTATTCGGAGTTCAACACCCCGAAGATGAACGCCGGCCAGATCCTCGACGCGGTGCTGAACAACCGCCAGATCAAGGTCACGTTCCGCGATCAGGAAGGTAAAACGCACGTCGACGCCGAGGCGACCGAGAAGGCCAACGACGTCGCTCAGAAGATGCGCGCCGCGTTCAGCCGCTGGATTTGGACGGACACGAAGCGCGCCGACCGGCTCGTCAACTACTACAACGAGAACTTCAACAACATCGCCCCGCGCCAGTTCGACGGCTCGCACCTGACGCTGCCGGGCGTGTCGCTGCGCTTCGACCTGCGCGAGAACCAGAAGCGCGCCATCTGGCGCGGCATTCAGGAAGGCGATATGTACCTCGCGCACGCTGTCGGCGCGGGCAAGACGTTCACGATGATCGCGACCGGCATGGAGGAGCGCCGGCTGGGCCTGTCCAACAAGCCGATGTACGCGGTGCCGAACCACATGCTGGCGCAATTCGCGCGCGAGTTTCTTGAGCTGTACCCGGCCGCGAACATCATGGTCGCGGACGAGCAGAATTTCCACACGCACAACCGCCGCCGGTTCGTCGCGCAGGCCGCGCTCAACAACCCGGACGCGATCATCATCACGCACTCGGCGTTCGGTCGCATCGGCATGTCCGACGAGTATGCGTCGCAGTTCATCAGCGACCAGATCGACGAGTGGAAAACCGCGCTCGCCGAGACGGACAAGAGCGACCGCATCACGCGTAAGCAGATCGAGCGCCGTATCGAGCAGCTCGAACGCCGGCTGGAGGCAAAGCAGGGCAACGAGAAGAAGGACAAGGTGCTGTCGTTCGAGGAGCTGGGCGTCGACCGCCTGTTCGTCGACGAGTTCCACGAATTCCGCAAACTCGACTTCGCGACGCAGCAGGGCAACATCAAGGGCATCGACCCGGCCGGCTCGCAGCGCGCGATGGACCTGTTCATGAAGGCGCAATACCTGCGCTCGAAGAAGCCGGGCCGCGCGCTCGTCGCCGCGTCGGGCACGCCGATCACGAACACGATGGGCGAGCTGTTCACGGTGCAACGCTTCTTCCAGCCCGAGCAGATGGCCGAGGACGGTCTGGACACGTTCGACGCGTGGGCGAACCAGTACGGCGACGTCGTGGCGGGCTTCGAGCAGAACGCGGCGGGCGGCTATGAAGTCGTCAGCCGCTTCGCGAAGTTCCAGAACGTGCCGGAGCTGATGCGCCGCGTGCGCTCGTTCATGGACATCCTGACGAGCTCGCAGCTCTCGCAGTACGTCGACCGCCCGGCGATCGATGGCGGCGGCCGTCAGGTCATGGTCACGCCGGAGCCGTTCGGCTACAAGGCGTACCAGAAGGCGCTCGAGCAGCGCATCACCGCGATCCGCAACCGCAAGGGCCCGCCGAAGAAGGGCGAGGACATCATCCTGAACGTGATCGCGGACGGCCGTTTCTCCGCGATCGACATGCGCTTCGTTGACCCGACCGCGCCGAGCGACCCGAACAGCAAGCTGAACCAGATGATCGACGCCGTGATCGCCGACTACCACGCGGCATCCGACTTCGAGTATTCGACGAACGGCAAGGTCGACCCGATCAAGGGCGCGTCGCACATCATCTTCACCGACATCGGGCTCGGCGAGCAGTCGGCGAAGAACCGCGGCTTCGACATGAAGGCGTGGATCGAGAAGCGCCTGACGGACGGCGGCGTGCCGCGCGAGCAGATCGCGTTCATGCGCGACAACAAGGAGCACGCGAAGAAGGAGCGCCTGTTCGCGGACATGCGCGAGGGCAAAAAGCGCGTGCTGATCGGCGGCAAGGACATGGAAACCGGCGTCAACGTGCAGAAGCGCCTCTACACCGAGGAGCATCTGGACGCGCCGTGGTTCCCGGCATCCGTCGAGCAGCGCGAGGGCCGCATCATCCGTCAGGGCAACCAGAACAAGCAGGTGCGCATCCGCGCGTGGGCGACGAAGGGCAGCTACGACTCGACCATGTGGGGGATGAACGCCCGCAAGGCCCGCTTCATCGAACAGGCGCTCAACGGCGACGACAGCGTGCGCTCGCTCGAGGACGTGTCCGAGGCATCGGCGTTCGACATGGCCGCCGCGCTGGCGTCGGGCGACGAGCGCTATCTGAAGATGGCCGGCCTGAAGGCCGACGTCGAGCGCCTGGAGCGCCTGAGCTACGCGCACCACGACGACCAAAACAAGCTCCGGCGCGACAAGCATTGGGCCGAGACGCAGATCGAGCGCGACAACACGCTCGCCGGCGAGATCAAAGCCGCGCTCGAAAAGCGCACGCCGATCCGCGCGGGCGAGTTCGCGGGCATGGTCGGCAAGACCTCCTACGACAAGCGCGACGAGTTCTCGGGCGCGATCTTCAACCGGTTCAAGGAGCTGGCCGGCAAGGAAACCGACACTGCCGAGCAGATCGGCGAGATCGGCGGCTTCCCGATCATGTTCCACGGCACGCAGCTCAAGGGCTCCGGCGAGTACATCGCGGCCGTGTCGGTCGACATCCCCGGCGACCCCTCGCCGCTCGTGTCGCTCCCGCTCGATCCGGACCTGCCGGTCGGCGGCATCGCGACGCGCGCGGCGAATCAGGTGAACAACCTCGACAACCAGCTCGCGCAGCTCACGGCCCGCGTGCAGCAGAACGAGCGCCGCATCGACCAGATCGGCAACCGCCTGGGTGCGCCGTTCCCCGAGCAGGCCGAACTGCTGGACAAGATGGCGCAGCTCAATTCGCTGGAGATCGAACTGACTGCCGAGAAGGCGGCCGAGAACGCGCCGGCGCCGTCGTCCGACGCGGCAGCGGCGACGGTCGAGGTCGAGGGCGAGAAGCCGGCCGACGAGGCGCCGAAGTTCAGCGTCGCGCCGGACGTCGACCGCAATCAGGTCGTGCCGGTCACGCGCATCGAGACGTTTGACGCTTCGCTCGACGACATCTGGCGTGTCGCCAACGAGTGGTATCGCGACCACCTGACCGATAACCCGGTCGAGAATGCGTCGCTCGGCGCGCAGGTGCAGTTCTCGAAGAACGGCCGCAGCAAGGTGCTGTCGGTCGGCCGCCGCGATCCGCGCCGCATGAGCATCGTTAAGGGGCTCGCGGACATCGCGCGCAACGCCGTGCTCGTCAACGAGGAAAGCGACAAGAAGGCGCGCACCGGCATCGCGGGTTACGCGACGCTGGTGGCTCCGGTTGAGGTTGACGGCACGCTATACGCGGTGTCGATGAAGGTCCGGCAGGAGGATCGCGCGCGGAACGCACGCTCGATCTTCTACACGGTCGAGGCGTTCAACCTCGAAAAGGTGGGGGCCAGCAGGGCGAATACGGCGCAGCAAGGGCAGGACCATCCTTCTACTGGCTCCCGCCAAGAGATCGGTGTTGCCGGAAACGACGCTGCACAACGTGCACCTGCCTCCGCTCCGGCCCTCTCCCAAGGCAATGGCGTAACTGTCGGCAATCTTGTCGACGCGATCAACGAAGCCAATCGCGCGTTTAGTGTGACCGCACCGAATGCGGCTGATCGCTCGAATGTAATTATCGGCGATGCTCAAACGAATGGCAAGGCATTCAATTCGTATGACGTTGAAAATATCCTGAAATCTGGCCCGGTCGGCGACATCGTGTCGCAGCTCGTCGCACAAAACCGTGTGGTGCTGCACGACACGGCAGCGTCGCTGCCCGTCAAGGATGCGCCGGCCGGCGTGCGCGGCGTCACGATGCCGGACGGCACGATCCATCTGGTCGCCGCGAACCTGACGCCGGAAACCGCCCTGCCCGTGCTGCTGCACGAGGCGTTCCACCAAGGCGGCGAGAAGCTGATCGGCACCGAGGCATGGAACGGGCTGAATGGCCGCCTCGACGCGCTGCACCGGCAGGCGCGGCAGTCGAGCGGCCGGGCGCGGGAATTCTTCGACGCGGCGCGCGCAAGTGTTGCGAGCGCGCAACGCGCTGGAGCCATGCCCGAGACGCTGACCGCCGAGGAGTTCGGCGCCTACACGATCGAGCACTACGAGCAGGCTCCGGCCGCGTTCCGTAAGTGGGCCGACGACGTGATCGGCGCGGTGAAGGCGTGGCTGCTGCGCCGCTTCGGCAAGCAGCTCGGCGACGTGACGCCGGCGCAGCTCCGCGCGCTCGCCGCCGCCGCGCTTCGCAATCAGGCCGGCGGCCCGACCGATGGCGCGCGCTTCTCGGTGGGCGGGCAGCCGGGCCAGCCGAACGCCGGCGGCCTGACGCCCCCCGCGCCGTCGCGCTTCGATCGCCTGCAAGCCGCGGTGCAGGACAACATGAACCGCGTGAAGCAGGTGCAGGAGCGCATCAAGAAGCTGACCGGCGTGAAGGAGCTCGGCAACTACGACTACTACCGCGCCGAGGCGAACCGGCCGGGCCGCGTCGCCGCGCGCCTGGATGACGCCAAGAAGCAGCTCACCGGCCCGCTGATGGAGCGGCTGGCGAAGTCCGGCCACACGCCCGAACAGCTCGAGGAGCTGCTGCACGCCGAGCACGCGCAGGAGCGCAACGAGCGCGTCGCGGAGATCAACAAAGACATGCCGGACGGCGGCTCGGGCATGACGACGGCCGACGCGAACGCGATCCTCGCGAAGTACGCCGGCGACACTGAGCTTCAGGCCCTCGCGCAGCAGGCCCGCGACATCGCGCGCGCAACGCTCGACCTGAAACTGGCCTACGGCCTCATCAGCCAGGAGGATCACGACACGCTCGCGAAGGCGTACAAGAACTACGTGCCGCTGAAGGGTGACGGCGAGTATGGCCCGAAGGTCAAGCGCGCAATGGGCCACGAGGAGCGCGAGGAGCACATCCTCCAGAACATCGCGCGCGACTACGATCAGGCCGTCGTCGTGGGCGAGAAGAACCTCGCGCGCCAGTCCCTCCTCGCGCTCGTCGCCGACAACCCGGATCGGGAATTGTGGACGATCGGCGTGCCGCCGCGCGGGCGCTACGTCGCCGGCAAGCTGTACAACGTGGTCGACGGCGGCGGCCAAACGGTCGGCTCGTTCGTCTCCCGCTCGCAGGTCAACGCGTTCCTCGAGGGCGCGGGCCCGCAGGCGGCCACGTATCAGGTGCTCGACTCGAACGGCGATCGCGTCGCGGAGTTCGTGAAGCCGCTGCAAGACAATGAGGTCATGGTCTACGTGAAGGGTGAGCCGGTGCGCATCCAGATCAACGACGAAGCGCTCGCGAAGCAGATTCGCCCGCTCGATCAGGCGCGCATGCACCCGATCCTCGAAATGATGCGCGGCGTGAACCGCTACCTGTCGAAGATTTACACCGGATACAACCCGGCGTTCATCCTGCGCAACGCGTCGCGCGACGCGCTGACGGGCACGATCAACATGGTCGGCCACGAGGGCGCCGGCGTCGCGGCGAAGGCATGGGCGAAGTACCCGGCCGCGGTGAAGGCGCTCGGCCAGTGGGCGGCAACCGGCAAGGAGCCGGCCGGCGAGGTCGGCAAGCTCCTGAAGGAATACCGCATGCACGGCGGCAAGACCGGCGCATCGTGGATGTCCGACCTTGAGGAGCAAGGCAAATCGCTGTCGCGCATGTACGAGGACGCCTACGGTGCGCGCGGCTACCTGAAGGACGGCAAAAACCTGAAGGCGGCCAAGGTCGCCGGCCGCAAGATCATCGGTGGCATGGCGCACGTCGTCGAGATCGCCAACCAAGCAACCGAGAACGCGCTGCGCCTGTCGCTCTACATGACGCTGCGCGACCAGGGCGAGACGCCGGGCCGCGCGGCGCAGGCAGCCAAGAGCGTGACGGTCGATTTCGACCGCAAGGGCACGCTGACGCCGGCGCTCGGCGCGGTGTACCTGTTCCTGAACCCGGCGATCCAAGGCACGGCGAACGCCATGCGCACGCTGGCGAGCGGCGAGCACCGCGGGCAAGCGCTCGTCGCGCTCGGCATGCTGGCGACGCTCGGCTTCTTCGCGGGCGCGTCGGGGATGGACGACGACAAAGACCGCTGGCTCGGCGAAGGCTGGGAGACGCGCTCGAAGAACTTCATCTTCGGGATCGGCAGTCACACGCTGCGCGTTCCGCTGTCGCAGGAGTTCGCGCCGGCCTACGCGATCGGCGTGGCGATGGCCGAGGCAATGCGCGGCGAAAGCGCGATGAAGTCGGCCGTGCGCACCGTGTCGTCGTTCATCGACGCCTACTTCCCGCTGAACGGCGCGTACAACCCGGACAGCGACAATCACTCGCTCGATGCGTTCCTGTCGGCCGTGCCGACCGTCATCAAGCCGCTCGCCGAGACGTCTGCGAACCGCAACCACTTCGGCAGCCAGATCGTGCCGGATACGCCGTCGACGAAGGCGCAGCCCGATAACCTGAAGATGTACCGGGCAACGAAGGGGACGGTGTACGACGCGCTGGCGCAGCAGATCGCGGCGGCAGGCGAGCTGACGGGCGCCCGGCGCTACGAGAACGACCTCACGAAGGTCAGCCCGGAGACGCTGAAATACGTGTGGCGTACCTATACCGGCGGCCTGGGCCAGTTCGTGACCGACTCGATCGGCGCGGCCGGGCTCGCGACGTCGGATATGGGCAGCATGTCGAGCAGCGACGTGCCGATCGTGAAAGACTTCTGGCGCCAGAACGACGTGAAGCCGCTCCGCAGCCGCTACTACGACCTCGCGCGCGAGGCCAAGGCGGCGGCCGAGGAATTCCACGTCGCGAAGAAGGCGGCGGACGGCGAAGCGCTCGACGACATCTTCGCGCGGCCGGAACAGTCGGAAATGATCTCGCTCGACCGGATGACCCAGCGCTACAGCAAGGCTATCTCGGCGATCCGGGACGAGGCGGTGACGGTGAACGCGGACAAGACGCTCTCGACCGAGCAGAAGCGCGCGCGCCTGAAGGAGCTCGAGGGCGAGGAGGAAGTGCTGTACCGCGGCGCGCTGGAGGCGTTCAAGAAGCCGTGACGATCAGGGCGCGCCGGGTTCGCTCGGCGCGCCCTACTTCGCGGCGTCGTGGATGCTGGGGTAGAGCTCGTAGCACGCGCCGACCGACCAGCGCGTTTTCGCCTGCGCGGCGCATGCCTCGGCGCTCGAGTACCCGAACAGGTTTGACTGCCCGATGAAAATCCCCAGCGCCAAGGCGCCGACGATCAGCGCGAACGGATGCCTGCTGACGACGCGCCGCAGGGCTGCGCCGGCGCGAAACCAACGGTTTTCGGGTGCAATGTCGATGGTGCTCATGATCGGTCCTCGAATGCCTTGTAGCGGCGACTGCATTGTAAGGCAATATCATCGCCGCGCGCGATCCTCCTCCTCAATGCGGCGCATCGCCTCCTGCACGCGGCGCAGCTTGTCGACCTCGTGCGTCGCCGCCGCGGCAACCGCGTCGCGGATGAACGACGACTTTGAGGCGATGGCCCGGTGCTTCACGAGGTAGTCGAGCTGGAGCATCAGCGGTTCGGGAAATGGCACGTTGATGCCGATCTTTCTCTCCGGGTTGCCCTCGTTCCAGGGCGTTTCATGTTCGGTCACTTTGGGCCTCTTGCCTGATGATGAAAGCCGCGGGCGCGGCTTGGTGTTTGCCATAGGTGTCTCCAGGGGTTTCGCACTGTGCCGCACCATGCAGCCCTACACCGTCGAAAGTGGCACCGGATTCTGTTGTGTAATAGCGCCCGCCCGCGGATTGTGGTTATGTAACGCAACCGTGGTGCTACAATCGCACCGGGAAAATGGGACTACGGGGCCGCGTTCCACATGGACAATCAGACTGAATCGGGGGGCGTCCTGCTGGCGAAAATTGCCAGCGTTTGGGCGATGGTGGGTGTCACGTCGTGGTCGGAGGCGGCGAGCTTTGCCGCCTTCTGCTACACGATGTGGTTGATGGGGTCGAAGTTCTGGAAGGAAGTCCTTCGCCCTATCTGCGAGCGCCGGGGGTGGGTTTCAGTCCGTCCGGCAGCGGCGGGGGAGCGCGACGATGGGTAATCGCGCGCGCACCGTGATCGGCGCACTGACCGTGAGCGCCGCAGCATTCGCCACATGGGTCGCCAGCGAGGGATTCGCGCCGAAGGCCGAAATCCCGACGAAAGGCGACGTGCCGACGATCGGTCACGGGTCGACGCGGTACGAGGATGGCACGCCCGTGAAGATGGGCGACACCATCACCCGCAAGCGCGCTGACGAACTGGCGCGCAATCTCATGGCAAAGGACGAGCGCGATTTGCGCGCGTCGCTCCCGCCCGACACGCGGCTGTATCAGGCCGAGTACGACGTGTACCTGGATTTTGTCGGCCAGTACGGCATCGGCAATTGGCGCAAGTCCAGCATGCGTCGGAACATCGTCGCGGGCGAGTATGCGGCGGCGTGCAAGGCGCTGCTGAACTACCGTTTTGCGGCCGGCTACGATTGCAGCACGCGCGTCAACGGAAAGCCGAACACGCGCTGCTGGGGCGTGTGGGTCCGCCAGCAGCAGCGCTACAACACCTGCATGGGGGCGCAATGATCCCGACGCAAGCTAAGGCCATTGCCGCGCTCGCGGTAGCCGCGCTGCTGTTCGGCGCCGGCTGGATGGTCCGCGGCTGGCGCGCGGACGCCGAGGTAAGCGCGCTCAAAGCGGACCATGCACTCGAAGCGAAACGGCTTTCCGACGCAGCAACCGAGGCGTCGGAAAAGGCCCGCCAGATCGAATCGGACTGGCAACAGTCGGTCGCCGAGCTCGACCGGCAACACACCAAGGAGATGCAGGATGCGAAGCAGGAAAATGAGCGCCTTCGCGCTGCTGTCGATGCTGGGGCTGTGCAGTTGCGCGTCCGCGCCAAGTGCCCCGCCGCCCCCGCCCGTGACGTGCGCGGCGCCGCCGCCGCCCCCGGCGTGGATGATGACGGCACCGTCGAACTCGATGCAGGAGCTCGACAACATTATTTCGCCCTCCGGGACGGCATCAAACACGACCGGGAAGTGATTCTCGGATTGCAGGGTTACGTGCGCGACGTGTGCCTCGCGCCGCGCCAATAGGCTGTCTCCTCCCCCCTTTGGCAATGGGGTTGCCCCGGCTTCGCGGCCGGGGCTTTTT